TACAAATGCAGATTTTATGGTAGCAATCAGCTGAAATACAGTGGAGTACAGTACAGACATACCAACCATTTTAGGCAAAGAAAAACTATTGCGACCGCCAGAGCGACCAAAAAGCCCACCGGATGAACGTCCACGAGATTTATTTGAGCGTTTCCTCTGTCCTTCTCGTTGCGTTTTTTTACTCTGTTTTTCCTGCAATCCTTCTTGAATATTTGGTATTTTAGAACGTGCAAGTGCAATAGTATCTTTCAGATTAAGATTTGCTATTTTTGATTTTTGGCTTATTCTCTCCAACTGCTTTTCAAGCGGTTTCATCTGTTTGGCGTTTCCACCGGCAGACTTTAATTCTTCTATGGTTTCGGTCAGAACTCTAACCGTATTTTCCATATTTTTAAATTCTCGTTCTGCCTTTTCGACTTCTGGAAACTTAATTTCACTAAGTCCGAGTTTTTCTAAGTCAACTCTAAATCCATTGATAAGGCTTTTTGATTCCTCTATGGTTTCAGCGAATTTCCCATTATCAATATCCAGAACGCCTGTCATGCCAAGATTTTTTGAAATCTCCTTTTCTATTCCAGAAAATCTGTCTGTTTTTGCGGCGTTTTCAGAAACGCGTCCCATTGCGGCGGCAAGCTGCCCTGCAACGGAAACGGCACTGCTTGTTTCGCTCGTTAAATCAGACATAGATTCTGCGGCATCCTGTATCGGCTTTCCGTTAATCTGCTTGCCTATGTCAAAAATAGGAATGTCCTTCAAATGACTATAATCTTCAACAGGTGCAGATTCTTTTTTTGACTTTTTTGTGAGTTGTCCGAGATTCACGCCTTTTAACGAAATACCGATTTCCTTTGCGCTTTTTGCGGCTTTTGAAAAGTTGTGTGCTATGATTCTTGCTTGTTTCGCAAATTCTTTTATGCCGTTAATCTCTATTTCTGGCGTTTTAATGCTCTCCAAAGCAGATTTAATTTCACGAATTTGTTTTGTGGAATCTCCTGTTTTCCCGATACCCTCAATAGTTTTGCTCAACTTTTTGACAGACTTTTCCGCATCGGCGGCATCCGCAACAATCTTTATCTCAAGTTTATCTATTTCACTCATTGTCCATTTCCACCACCTTCCCATAGCGTTAAATAGGTGGTAATAGACTTAACCATTACCACCTAAATACTATTTCGGACTTTCTGGCAAACCAGATTCACGAAGTGCCATTATCCTTTTTTTCATTTCAAAAACTGCAATCTCTTCATTTGATTCAGTATTCCGTTTTTCTTCGCTAACAGAAAGGATGGGTCCTTTGATATACTCATTTTTCGCCTTATTTCCTGCCAAATTTTTCTCTACACCGACAATTACAGCAGAAAGCATATACTGACCGTTTATCCAATTCATGTAATCTTCGTTTCTGACACGTCGGTTGTACCCCTCTACAATCGCATACAATATCCTTGGATTCATTCTCCAAAATTCATCCCACGAAACTCCAATAGCGTATGCCTGTGGGAACCATTCAGCAGTCAACAACTCACGAAATGATTTGTAGTCTTTTCTTATTCCGCTTCGCTCTGATTTTCCGCAGTTTCCGTTTCCGCTGTCTTGTTGGCAGCCCGAAAAAAATCAGACTGTTCCATAGCGTCAGACATGGCTTCTGCCATTTCTTCAAAACTTCCTCCGGAAACAATGTGTTTCTGCATTTCTTCCCCAGCTGCATTTCTTCCAATGCCGGCACAGATGCCGAAATACGCTCTCATCATAGACATGGGTTTATCCTGCATGACCTCAAGAGAAACACCCTCGTCCTCCAAGTCACAAACAAGGTTAAAATCAAATTCTTTTGCCTTATACACTTTTTTGTTAATGGTAAAGTTTTTCATTTGCATAACTCCTTTTTTCTGCTTAATTTACTGTATTTCGGCTATGGATTTATCATAGTCAGCCATATTAGCCGATTCTATATTCAATGGCTGACTTAACCTTTTTTTGACAGTGTGATTGTAGTCGGATAGCCATTCTCGTCTTCCGTTACCGCAACATCATAATCATTCTCAATCCACTTAGGAACTGTTTTCACAGCTACGGTTGCAGTTCCTGTCAAATGGTCATCTGTTGCTTCATCAGGAGCGAAAGATTCCTGACCGATAAAAGCGCAGATTCCTTCTGAACCCTTGCCATCTGTCCCATATAAGATACAAAAATCCAGTTCCTTTCCCTCGTTTGAAACCATGTCATCTTTGTATTTCTTTTCAAATGCGCCAGAAATCTCCATTGAGCCAGCCGCACGTCTTCCCATTTCCTGTGTTTCTACAAGGTCTTCCAGCGTGGATGTATCCACCATGTTCTGAGAACCAAATGGGCTTGGAATAGCTTTCGCCCTCAACAGAAGTTTATAAGTGCCTGCCCAGTAAGAACCTTCTGTTTGACTTGATGTTTTTTCTCTATAAATAATTCTGGATTTCAAACCTGTTGCCATATTTCATTCCTCCTTTTTTGCATAAAAAAATAAAGCCCTAAATGGCTTTATCACGTTAAACTGTCATTTGCTCCTATTGTCCTTTGGAATCTTGCGGTACTTCTGTATGTATCCCCCTCATTAAATTCTGGAAGGGCAATAACCTTGAACCGCATTTCTTTGAATACGTCTGCTACAACAGACATTATTCTGCCTACATCCGATTGGCTTGTGTTTGTAAATACATCAACTTGGAAGGTTTCCAAGGTTGCGTTTATGGAAAGTCCCTCAAGGTCTGCTCCACGTTCCGCCGCCGCCATACGATGAATATAGACGGTAGGGAAGATGGCATCACTTAATTTCTTTCCGTTGCTTGTGAAGTATATGGTCGGATATTTCGATTCCAATTTTGGCTTGGCTTTCGCCTTTACGATTGAAAACACAACCGTTCCAAGGTCATAAGCCCATGAATTATCACTCAACCAAACACCTCCTTTGCAACTTCCGCAATCTTTTCTGCTAATTCTATGGAAGTTTCATACATAAATGGGCGAGAGGGCATACCCTTTGTCCAGTGCCATTCGCCGTCACGAAAGTAAAACCATCCTTTTTCTCCATGATTATTTACGTCATACTTCCAACCAACAATGCCAATATCGGGATGCGGATTTTCCTTCCCGACAACGGCTGTACCGAATTCAATAAACTTTGCCCAAACGCATCCAGTGTACACAATCCACGTTGCACCTTTTTTAATAACCGCCCCTTGCTCATAATTGATACTGCTAAGAAGTTCTCCTGTATAAACAGCATCGTATTGAGCAACCTTCATTTTGGCAGTCTGTGCGCCGATTTGAGCGAGTTTTTTCGCAAACTCGTTACATTTATCGGTTAAGCTATATGCGTAGTTCTCAACCTCTTTTACGGCGTTCTGGATGGACTTATTGGACATGATGTTGATTGATATTTTCTTAGGCATAGAACCACCTACAAAATTTCAAGTTCTCGGAATACTTTAAATATTTTTGGCGATTGTATTGCAATCCAGTCAACCATTTCCTCGTTCTCAGCCCATGCGCCATAAATCCCGTGTGTATTGGAAGATAAACCACTTTCAAAAAGAAAGGCATGGACTATCTCATGCCTAAGTTTCCTTTTATTTAAGTTGATTTTCCCATCTTCCGTTAGGTATTTTTCTTTTGGATTTAATACATAAATCACTTTGTCATAGAAATTGCACAAGGCATCCGCCGATTCCTCAAAATCCGAAAATCGTTCTGGATATTCATCCACAAACATAATTGAATATTCCTCTCCGAGAATATTTACTGTTTTATTTTCCATACTGCACCTACTTTACATTCTTTTGCAAAAGAAACAAATCAACCGTCAGACCTTCATCCGCAACGCCCTTGACAATGTAATCGCAGCTTGTCTTATCGACCATTGCCGCTTTATACTGCACCGCTGATTTCTTCCACACCAAATCCCCGACAGACAAAGGAAGTTTTCCCTTGTCATCGACTATCTGAACGAAATTTGTTGAATTATCAACACCAAACTCCTTAATAAGAGATTCGCTCAATTTGTTGCTGATTGAAGAATAGAAGGGAACTGGTACATCGTATCCCATTGTGTATTCCCCTGTTTCTATCGGTACGTTGTTTCCGTCCACAGTGATGTATTTCAAATTGCCTTCCTCGTCAGTATCATAGACAGGGACTTGACCGATTTGCTTTGCATAGAACATCTTTTGTCTGTTAATATCGAGCATTTGAAACCACCTACTCATGATTCATTCGTTCCTCAAGAGCATCAAGCCTATGATGTGCAGATTTAAGGCTCTGCTCCAACTTGATAATCTTGTCATTGTGCTTATTGATTTCTTCCCTCATCGTTGAGATCTCCGACTTTATTTCCTGTGTTGTTCCTGCGATAGCATCCAGTTTCATATTGATTCTGGTGTTATCCTTCACACGTTCCTCAATATCCTTTGTGTCTGTATGCTTGCTACTTTTCAACCCGAAAAAGACGGAAAATGCCAAAGATACTATACTTATGAGGTATGCTATTTCGACTTGCATTTCTGTACCGCCTTTCTGCTTAATAATTGCGCATCAGCCCACCGCCACTTGATACGATGCACCCCTGCTGCCGTTTCGTTAAGAAATAGAAATTTATCGAATTTAATTGAAAATTAAGCGGAAAATTTAATTAAATTTCATTTATTTTCGATTAAACTTTCATTATTCTATAGAATTATTGAAACTATACTTTACACTTTGAAACAGCAACGCACCAAAAACGACTAAAGGGGTCGATACCAACCCCTTTAAAGAACCTTTACAAACGGGTATACGCCAAAGAACAAATCCTCTCTATTCTTCCAAGAACGGCTCACTCCGTTTTCAGAATAGCTTGCCATGTAGGCTTCTCCTGCTTGCGAGCGGTCATACACTGCCAAGTCAACGATATTGTTTTCAAACCTCTCTAAGTCAGACAAAATATCTCTTTCGGAGTATGTTTCTGGATACATACGCCTTGCGATAATCTCCTTTTTTGCCTGCTCTATCAGCTGATTTAAGAGTGGATTTTCTTCCTTTTGGTCGAATACCACAGTATCGTCCTCGTCAACGTGAAACTGCCGCAGTCTGATTTTTACTTGCTCCAAAATGCTGTAATCAGCCATAAGCAATCACTCCCCTTAAATTCCAAACGCAGACAAGATATACCGTTTCAGTTCTGTACCGTTCATTTCAGCCGCGCCGTCAATGCCAACCTTCAACGCCAACTGTCGCAGCTCATCGACAGGCATGCGCGCGATTTCGCTTTTTGTATAGGCTTTCTTGCCGTTATAATCCGGAACTTCCTCGAAAGGCTCATACCAGATGCCGTTATGTTTTACTTTGTGGTCGAATTTCATTTAACCGACCTCCTTTTTAGTAGCATTTAATAACATAGGTGCTGTCCATTCTCTCATAAGAGGGCAGTACAATTTCGGATACGGTTGTCTTTGTCTGCACAGGGTCATTAGAAACCGTTACCGCAACCGCAACGCCTGTATTGACAATGGATACATCCGCATCTTTGCTACCCATCAGTGTACGTTCTTCTGGTGTTGTTCCGTACCATGTGTTACCCAGTGCGCCGTTAGGAATCAGTGTCGCGAAACCATTTGGATAGAACTGAGCGGCAGTACCATCCTCTTTTTTGTACTGCTTGGAATAAACAACAACGTTAATTCCAAGTTCGTTAGAAAATATTTCTTTCACACGATTATCATCCATGAAGATATTTGCTGTTGCGTTCTGTGCCAAAATTGCGGATTTGATTTGCTTATTCTGCTTCAGATAGCCCATGGTCTGTCTGGAAACAATCATAGCAGAAGGTCTTTCTCCCGTTTTGGCTTCTACGGAATCCATTGCTTTCGCAATATCTCCCATAGGGTCAGAATTTTCAACGTCAGACCATTTATCAGTTGTTCCGCTCAACTCTGCAAAGTTGTTTGTTTTGTAATCGCCGTTAGGGTCGTAGTTGTATGCGTATGTAGTACCGTTTGCCTCAATAGAAATCTTAGGAGAACCATCAGCAGGGGAGAGCAACTGCATAATCATTCTTTCGGGTACAACCTTTGCACCTTCAATCAAATCATTTACATCGTCAAAAACTCTGTTCAATATCTCCTGCACATAGGGGTCTGTTGACTCCTGAACACGCAACATTTCCTGCTCGTCAGTTTCTTTGACAATTCTGGATTCACGGAAGAACGCCATTTCTGTCTCTGTCATCTTAAAACCTTCTCTACTTCTCAGTGTAGAAACTGCGTCAAAGTTAGAAGGAGACAGAGAAACAGGCAGTCCTTTTGACGTTTTAATCCATTTCAGGTCAAGTCCCATTTTCTTTCTTGCAGGGAACAACCCAGCACCAAGATATTCTTTTGCATTGCTTGCAACCTCTGTCTGCACAATGGCAACCGCCTTTGCGCTGTATACGTCTCTAATTTTCATTACTTTACACCTCCTTATTCAAATACAATCAGCGGCATAGCGGTTTTTGCCTCTGTCGCAATCGTAATGCCTGCGTTTGCATTTGCATTTGCTTCATTCACGGAAGCGAACGCCCTTACGATAGTTCCGTTGGGGTTTTCATCGTATGTGTCAGAAAGCAAAATCCCGATAGCTGTATTGTCATTTACCTTCTTTCCTTCTGCGGAAATAGGGTTCCCAGCCTTGCACACGCCTTCCGCAAAAGCCGATGCATCCAGTTTTATAGGAACGAACAACTCGCCGCCAAGTTTTCTTTTCAGAATTTCTTTCTGTGTAGTTACATTTGTTTCAGTGAATTTCATTTTCATACCTCCTTACATATAACTTTTCAAGACTGATTCAGCCGTTTTATTTGCATCAGACCATTTACTTCCGATTTCCTTTGCAATTTTTTCAGCCTCCGTCTGTGTTTCGCCGCCGCCATTACTGCCGTTAGGGTTAGGGGAATTGTTTGCAATCTCCACCTCTTTGGCTTTGGCAGCAGCCGTTTCTTTATCAGAGATAATCTGACCGAGAACGTCATAATCAAATGTGCCGTCATCCTTCACAATCTGCTCCGCCTGTTCAGCGGTTACTTTGAATTTTTCAGCCGCCGCCGCTCTCTGGTTTGCCAATGTCTGTGCCTTTTCAAGTTCTGCGATTCTTGCGTTTGCCGTTTCCAACGCTTTGTTGGCTTTTTCGGTCTCAGACAATCCATTGGATTCCAATTCGTCAATCTTAGCCTGTAATTCATCTGCTTTATCGGCTTTTTCTTTGTACTGCGCTACCTTGTTTTTCTCGTTCAGCACTTCCTTGTTGCTCTGATTCAGCAGATTGGCAATCTGCTCATCTGTTGCTTCTGGAAAAAGTTTCAGCACATCTTCTCGTTTCATGGTTATTACCTCCTGTTCTTTTACTCACGCTTTTGTTACCGCAGGTCGCGCCTGCTGAGTTTTGCTATTTACCGCATAGCTACTTATTTTTTTTGCAAACAAAAAACAGCCGCTAAGGACTGTTTAAGTTTTCGTGTATTTAAGACTGCATCTGCAATTTACAATTTCCTCTGCGCTCGCTCCCAAAGAGTAGTCACGAGGGAAAGACATCTCGGATGCACCTATTTGAAAAGAATCGAATATCCCGACTTTATATCCATTCGCTTCGGCGTGTGTATGCCGCACCTTATCATCAAGCATGGTTATCCAAGTCTTGTACTTATAACCCTGCTTAACCATTCTGGTGTATTCTCGGTAGTTGCCTATGGTATTTGCTTCGTTCGCCGCAATGTTCATGGCACGCTCAACAGATGTAAAGTAGGGCGTATCCTTATTTTCAACGGTTGTTCGGATAATATCTTCTGTGATTTTCTCCGAATATTCTTTTATGTATGCTGTTGGTTCTCTGACCTTTAGAAACTTCAACGCCGTCTTTTCGTATTCTGCGGAAAGACTTTGAATGAAGTCTCCTTCATTTCCTTCTTGTTCCAAGAAAGCATAAAAAAAAGAAATAAAAATCGGCTCAAGTTCTTTTGCCAACTCAAGCCGTTCTTTCTTTTCTTCGTCAGATATTTCCATTTCGCCGAAATAGGTTTCATATACAATTTTCTCTGTATGCAATTCGTCATTCGGGATTCTTGACATGAAACCACCTCTTTATTCTTCTGCAACTGTTTGAGATTGTTTTGCAATCTCAGCCGCCCTGCGTTCCTGTTCTTCCTTTTCCTCTGCTGTCTGCCACAAAGCATCCATGTAAGGCTTGGAAAGAAGGAAGGTTTTTTCGGAATCTCCCCACAAACCAACTGTTTTAACCGCGATAAGAGGGTGTATTCCTGCCTGCAACAGTTGGTATAGAGTCTGCGATTTTGTATACATATTGTCCTGTGGACTATGATTTATCTGCACATCAAAATCCCTTGTAGTAATGCCCAAATCGTCATGCTTAATGCGAATGATATTCAGCACTACCTTTGCAAGACGTTTCTCCGCCGCTTTTACGATAGGGTCTTTCAGTTTTGCCCTTGTCTTAGAGAAGTCCCATCCGTTACGAAGCTGCACCGCACCCTGCGTATCACCGCCAGAGTTGTTATTGTTTTTATTAGGGATTGCGAGGATGGAAAGGGCATTGTCCCAAAGGTCATCCTTTGCAACCTGTGATTCGGCCTGGTTCAACTCCTGTGTCATAATATCGACATCGGCTTTGTTTTCGCCGTTGTTCGACTTAACAACCAATGCGCCCTGCATTTTCATTTTCTCAAATTCTTCTGAATCAATATCGCAGTTTACGAATTTTACCCACGACTGAACAAACTGCTCAATAGAATCCATGCGGTTTGACTGCATATTGTTAATGGAATCCAGAATGTCAATGACAAGTTCAATATCAGATAACCGCTCATGGTTATTAGGGTATTCCACAATCGGTATACCGCCAAAAGCATGAAGTCTCCAATCTGTAACGGAAGAATCATGTACTTCACAGGAATGTGTCTCCGTAAAGCACCTCTTATACAGTTTTCCGTTCCTATCCTTCGATTCCTGCACCGCCAAAATCGGTTCTTCTGTGTTTGCGTTATAAATCACAAATGTGTTCAGCGGAGTAGGGGATACAATACGAAATTTAATATCTCCATTTGAAAATTGAACAGCTTTAAACGATGTACCTGTTGCGGACTGCCATTCTCCAGACTTAATATCCTTTGACTGTTTATCAACATCCACCATGTAATCATTCAGAATGTCTACAGCTTTGTTTATCCGCTCATCATCCTTGCGGCTAACAAATTGCACAGGCTCACCGTATGTTTGCCCGACCTTGAACTGTACGATTTCATATGCGTGGTTTTCAACAACCTTATTCACGATATCGTCTCTAACAACCTTTTTTCGATAACGTATCGACTGGTCTCCCTTGTAGTAATTCCAAAGGTATTCGATAACGGTTTTATTGAAATTGAAAACTCCGATACACTTTCCGATTACAGAAACGATATTTTCTGGCGTTATTTTCTCCACGTTTGTGTATGCAATTTTTCTGCCGTAATTCCCACGAACAATCTCTTGGAGTGTCATTCTATTACTCATGCGGCACCTCCCGATAAAAAACAAAACAAAAAACACCGACAAGAATCGGTGTTCGTCTGCTTGCATATTTCTTTATTCTAAATATACCACACTTTTTCGGGACATTTAGGACAACTTTCTAATTTCGAGAAAACGATAAAACATTTTCTTTACACTATCCTCAGTATTGCCTCCAACCCTTCTTGCAACATCAGCCCAAGAAAGACCATCAATAAATCTAAGACGGATAATTCGCCTCATGTGGCTATCGTTTATATCCGCTATAAACGCTTCAACTTTGTTTATCGTTTCCAACAACTCTAATTCAAGTTCGCATAATGTCGCTTTCCTTGAATAAAGCAACGCTTTTTTTCTGTTATATTCTGGATAGGGGAAGCCCTCAATGACAAATGTTTCCAATCCGCCAACACCGCCAGATACTTTATCAAGAACGGTTCCTTCCTGCTCAATTTTTATAATCTGCAGCTCAAGAATCGATATCTTTTCTCTTACCTCGGCACATTCTTGTTGAAGGTCTGTGTATTGCTTTAGAATTTCCTTTGTCAATAATATACGCCCCCTCTAAACGGATTTATGGTTGCCTCTACCTTCGCAATCCTATTTCCCTTTGTGATTCTTACCGCAAAGTTTGAAAAAACGTCTGGAACGTCATCAAACTGTTTCTTGCTACTTACAGAATATCGTTTCAAAAGTGACATCATTACTCCGTAAGGCTCTTTCGGGGAATACATGGATTCATCCTTGAAAATAACGTGCTGCAATATCCAGTTGGAACACTGGAAAATCCTTGCCTCTTTGTTTGTCTCTGTCGGCGTATCTGTAATATTGCAAATCCAACCCTTAGCCTCTACACGTTTATTCACTTCCATAGCAACCCTGTCTCCGCCTGCGTTTCGCTCAAATTCGCACTCCTGTACTCCATTATTGACAATAGCATTTGCGGCGTTTTCATACTGCATTTCATAGTCCGCCGTATTATCGCATACGCAGTCAACACAGTAATAGTTATCTCCGTATTTTTGCAGGATTGGCAGAACAAAATAGTCTGTTCCTTTTCCCTTCGTGTCGCACTGTGCAGTAATAATTTCCGGCTCTCCATGTGGGAGATTTAGGTATCTTCGTATCTTATCTTCAGGGAAAACAAATCCCTCACGTTCGATAGGCTCCTGCTTATACAGACATCGGTAGGAAATATCGTCCATCAAAAGTTGTTGGTCTTCAAAAAATTCTTTTGTAAACCCAGAAAATTCATAATCGAAATTACTTTCTTGCGTAATCGGGTCAATATCTGGTACTGCTATGGTTTTAACCCTCGGATTTCCTTCATACATATTTTGAATACGACCGATAACATCATGCACAGACCATCGTGTAGCAATATGTATTTCCTTGCAGTTTTTTCCTTCGGAATCCTGTATTTTCCTCTGTCTCGCATCGACTGCGTATTTATTCCACAGCTTATCAAGTATCATAGGGTTCATTGCTTCTTCGATACCGCCTATCATATCATCCACAAGCAGAAATTTAGATGCCCTTACTTTACCGGCATTTTTGCTTCCCACGGATGTGCATTGAACGGATGGAAACGGCTTATACTTCCCGACATTAAACTGCTCTGTTTTTGCATTTGTACTGGTAACGTGTAGGTTAGGAAATATCTCGTTCCATGCGTAATCGTCTATGTTCGTGACAATATCGTACACACCATCGTAGTACATCCTCGTAATATCCCCACTATGAGAATAAAAAAGGTTAAAATCTTTCGGAAACCAACCAATGACCGCCGCGTTGAAGAATTTCTCGATTGTCGTTTTCCCTGCACCAGGAATTAGGCTGATGCACAAAATATCATATCTATCATCAATCATCCCTTGCAGTGCATCCATCAGACCGATTTTCAAAAACTGTTTTCTTCTCGGCATATAAAACCGTTCTTTCGGCTCTCTTTTGTGTTCGATATAACGAAAGAAACTATCGACAACCTTATTCTGCGCTTCTATCAGTAAGACGGAATAAAATTTCTCTATAATTTCATAGCTTACTTTTTCTTTGAAAGCGTATTTTTCCAAATCCCAAATTGTACCGCCAGAGATAGTAATGCAAAATGTTTCAATGATCTCCTTGCACCTTTTTGAGATTTTAAGACCGTACTCAATATCCTTCTCATTCGTAGCAGCGGTTTTGACAGCTTCGCAATACGCATCAATAACCTGCTCATTGATTCCATTTGTTTCTATGTATTTCTCGTAGTCCTGTACAGCACTTATCAATTCAAAACTTGCCATTAAAAAAGCACCTCCGCTCAAATAAGCAAAGGTGCAAAAATCCTTTGCCCTCAGATGTTTAGGGTTAGCGGCTAACTTCCAAATTGTTAGTCGGTAATGATATTATATTTTATAAAATTCTCTTGTCGGTGCATGGTATCTTCTTCCGTCTGGACAAAGAATCATAGTCTGTTCTTCAAGAGAAGTAGGGTAGTAGAATTTTTCTACAATTCCAACCACGCCACTCACGCCACATATTACTTTATCTCCGATATTGATTGCATTTTTAATCCTAAAATTACTCATTACTCGTAACCCCCTCAAATTCCTAAAACCGCTTTTAAAACAGTTACACACCCCTTGCGAGTTTCATCGTCTATGCAGTTTCCACATTTGTTATATATACAAATGGATAAATTGCATTTCGTATTTTCGTGGGCGTTTCCGAATTTTTCAACAAACTCTCTGAAATGAACGCCGCTAATTTCAACGTTGCTCAGCGCATTATCAACAGTTTCTTCCGCCAATTCTTCAAGTGTTTTTCTTTTCATTACCGCACATACCTTTCTTTCCTTCTCCACGCCTCATCATTGTACTTCTCAAGCCATTTGCACCGCTTTGCGATACATTTATGCTTATAAGCAAGCTCCTTGTTCAACGCCCCAGTATGAGCCTTACAGTGACAGTATCCTATTGCGTTCCCTATGTATTTACCTGTTATTGATTTCTCTCTCATAGGCAAAATCCTTGCATAATACCAGTCTTGCAATTTTAACACATTCTTTTCGGTTGTCAGTATCGGTGCATTTACCGTCTTTGTTGTATCTGCAAGTTCTTAAATCGCAATCACTCATTTTCGCAACTCCTCTTTAAATTTGAGAAATTTCTCCAGTTGTTCTTGGTCTTTTTCAGTCCCGAACAGTGTATCAGGGAATGGCTCGCCTTTTATGTACATGTTGAAGTATTTTGATGCAGTAGGCACGCTGATGCCGATATGTCTTGCAGCCTTGGAAAGCGTCATTCGTCCGCTACAGAACGATTCAAACGCTTCAAAGAATTTTTTCTTGCTTATGGTTTTTACGCCTTGCGCCATTACAAACACCGCCTTTCGTTTTCAATCAAATAATCGGGATAACTTGTGCGTCTCCGATAGGCAGAAAGGGTGACATCCAATCTGCCATCGGCATTTTTTTAATTCAAGTGGGATTCTCAAGTGGGATTCACGCAACCAACACTTTATTCTGGTGCGACCAGACCTCTTAGATGGGCGTGGATTTGCACCGCGCATGAACTGCATTCCTATCAGCGTCCTCCGTACGATATTGTACCCGACCACTATCAGCTCTTAGATATAAGCGTATACCTATTCCGCCACCATCTACCATAATTCAATTTTGAATTATCCTACGCCTACTCACAGACTAATAACCCGGGGTAAGTCCGCTTTATCGCAGACCTAAAAGACTGCTTTCGACCCACGCATTTTTACAACGATTTTAACCCATAAGGTTGCGAGTAAGGTTTTCATCGTGAACCCTAACGCCAACAGAGGGATTTGAACCCCCATGTCGGATTCTAACCGACACAATGGTTTTCAAGACCACGCCGTTATAACCGTTTCGGTATGTTGGCAGAGGATGGGGATTTAAAAGACACCATCTCTAATAGTGAAATCCGAATCGACCTCACCTAAATCAAGTTTCTATCCAATCCCCATCATGATTTTTCAGTTTTGAGTTTAACGTCAGTCACGAAACCAGAAAAACGGACTGACAGGGGGTTTGTCGATTTTTGAAGGGCAAGTTTTATATACGGTCAGTCAGCAGAATCAATGATTGCGATAAACCATGATGCCGAAAGACCGCAAGTGGATTCTCTCGGACTTGAACCGAGGACCGTCCGGTTATGAGCCGGATGCTCTAACCAACTGAGCTAAAAATCCAGAGTGGGGCGTGATGCCGTTAAACGCCCCAGATATGAAGTTAGTGTTTGGTCTTGTTGCCAGTCCCCATCGGCATACAAGCCAAAAGCCCACCGAGCCGTGCGATGGCTCTTAACAGGATTCCCCTAGTGGGTGAAAGGACGTGTTATCCATCGGGAAATGTACAAAACCCGATGAAAAGCACCAGATGGGAATCGAACCCACGCCGTTAGATTGGAAGTCTGACGTTCTCGCCATTAAACTACTGGTGCATATCTGTGTTATTCGCTTGGCATATAAAAAACTGTACTGCCAGAGAAGGGGAGTTCTTCATACAGAGCGTGAATCTCTGCAAGCACTTCCATTGCTCGATCTTCGTTCCTATATTCTCCAAGAACAATAGACTTGAGTGTTATATCGTTAAGGATGGCCTTGACATAATTTTTAACTACTAACAGTGATACTCCACTTTCATCAATGGAAGCTGTTCTATCTTGGCTTAAAATTCTCATTCTGTTCACTCCTTCGGTTCAAAATAATCGCAGCCATAATCATATTCCGTGTAATCAGTGTAATATTCACTATCCTCGTTATTGCAAGTAAAAAGCAGCTCATGGTCTATACTGGCATATTTGCACTTACCGCAACATTCTTTTTCATCGTACATATGTAACACCGCCTACTTGCTCTTTCAAAGTGTAATCTTCACAGTTATTATTTAGTCTGCAAAAATAGCCTTTATAGTGTGTCTGCTCCTCAATAATACAATATTCGCAGTCAGTACAGGTTACATTTGGATGATACTTTGGTCTTGTAGGAGATTTTAATTCCTCAATCTCCTTTTTCAGATTTTCGATTGTACGGTCTCGCACATCGACATCGAATTCTAAATCCTTAATTCTTCTAAATGGGTTTATGCGAAACATCTTTGTCACTCCTTTATGCAGATAGGGGCTTTTTGTTTTTGCGGATATTTTTGGGACTAAGTAGGGGCTTTTTTCGTTCCCTGTCAGACCCCCTCCCCCATATATTTTAGCAGCGAATCGTCAAATCTGAAACATCAGCCACTTAGCTGTATTGGTTATTATTTTTATATTTATTCGCAAAATGATAGTTATGCGAATAGTTTTAAATCAATATATTGTGTCAAGCATTTATTTTAAACTAGATATTGATTTAATCGTTTCCGCCGTCCGTCAATCTGTCTGCATCTTGTGCAACTTCAACAGTTTTAACCTCGTTTAGTCTTGGAAGTTCAGCAGCGGATAGGGCGGTGCGGTGTCTGTTTGCATCCGCTGTATATGGGCTCGCCCAGCCGTAAAAGTGGTTGAGAATCGCAATCACGCCGACGGGGTTTTGTTTTCCTGTAGCCAGTTTTCCCGATAAACTCTCTAGTCTTGTATCTACTAGTTTTTGGTAAATCAGAAAAGCCGAATCACTTAGTTTTTTGTTATTATGCCCCCATTCTTTTATAGTATCTCTATTGATTCCTGTTAAATAACTGAAACCATTAATAGAAACCTCTTTATCGCTTATCATACAAAGATATATATATATATCGCAGATATGATCTACCAGGTCATAATTATAGGCATTACAATTTGTTTGGAATTGAGAGCCATTTGATATTAAATTACTGGATTTTAATTTCTTAACATCTGGAAAAACCATTTTTTTAATATACATAAGTGCGGCATTCCATATGCTTTGGGATGCCTTGGTCATATCTTTGATCTTGTATTGGTCACAGAACATATTGAGACACGCTTCTATCTCTGTGTCGAATATCTCGACTCCATAATCTTGATTGCTTACCACGTTCTGCGCCTCCTTTCTTCGTCCCGCTTCGGTAAATTAAAAAAGCCACAGAAAAAGATTTTAATCTCATTCTGTGGCGTGTTGGTATCTCTGTAAAAAATTGGGGTGCCGTCCTTGCCGTTCAGGTCATCCAGGGCAACGGCGTTAACTGGATGCCTTTTAAATTCAATTTTCTTTCTTGTGGGATATGATACAAAAATTTAATCATGTTGTCAATAGGGAATTTTGTTTTTTTATGATTTAATTGGTTTCTGTATTTGTTTTAGGATTTAATATATTACTACGTACTTAAATTCTTTTTTAGATTTCATTCTTGAATATATTAGATTTCATTGGTTTTACTGTATAAAGTAAACTACTAGATTACATTCTTTTTAACCCCTTACAGATACAGATGCTTGTATGGGGTATCGGTGTCTAAAGTAAGCTAGATTTTCCCAGATATACAGTTGTCAATTATCATCTGGAACGTATTCGATTAAATGTTCTGGCTGCATATTTAGGATTTTGCAAATATTGTTTAACGTTTTCATACTGATATTTGTATCATTTTTCTTAATTTTCCGCCATGTTTCTTGCGAAAATACCCCATATTTAATAGCAGTGTAAGAAGTAATGCCAGCTGTTTCCAACGCCTCGTAAACCGAAAATTTGAATCTAATCATATTTATCAATCTCCTTTCCTGATTTCATATATCATACTGTTTTTGAGCCACAAAGTCAATGGAATATGGCTTTTTTAAGACACAAAAATATATCTCGAAAAAGATAGAAAATTGTCAATTAAAATAACCGCCATTTCTGGCGGTCAGGTTTACAATGTTTCTAATCTCGCTCTGGTGAGCATTTCGGCGCGTTTCTTTTCCTTTTCTGCGGTCTCCATTGCCATAAGCTGGGCATATGTGGCGGCATATTCGGGATTAGCTAGCAGCTTGCGCCGCTCCTGCTCCTCCTGTTCTTTCCGCTCCTGTCTTTCTTCCTCCTGTCTGATTTCGTCTGTTTTCCTGTTATCAAATATGGCTTGGATATCCTCGATTGTTAGCGGTTTTAAGCCGTTTTCGGGCGTTCTGACGGGCGTTTCCGCATCGGGTATGGGATTGGTCGGTTCTGACGTTTCCGGCTCTACAGGGGCAATCTCCGCTGCTTCTGTATCTGGTGTAGTGTCTGCTACTTTTGTAGATTCTTCACCGTTCAGATTGTCTAATACGCATTTAACAATAAATCCGTTCAGACTGTCCCCTGCGGCGTTCCTGATTCGTTCTTCGTCCTCCTTTTTGAATCTGACAAGGGTTTTAAAATAGTTGTTCTTTTCATATTTTGCGGTTGCCCTTATGTGGGCTTTACTTGTAGCCATCTCGTAACCTCCTTTATTGTTATCGTGTTATTTATTATAACGATATCATAATGATGCTATCGTGTCAATATATTCATGTTATCGTGTTAATGCTATCGTTATAAATATATAGTGTTATCGGTATATAATTTGCACAATGAATATATAGCGTTATCGTGTTATTTTGGCTACTATTCCGTATTGAAATTATAACACGTTATCGCTATAATATACTCAAGAAGTTAAGAAAACAGCAAAACAAAAGGAGGAAATTAAAATGAAAAGCCAAAAAGAGTTAAAAGAAATCTACATGAATATCATTAAAAAGGAAGTCTGGACAAGTAGCACATCAATGCAGGAATATGCAAGAAAAATGGTTGCATACGTTGTAGAACTGCCAGACGGAACGATTATTGACTTTGATAAACCTAAAATTCAAAAAGATTTCTGCTTTGGTGCAGGGATGTATGCAAGGGCAACCGATGAAGAAATGGAGGAAGCTCAAAGCATGGTTGAACATGCCAGAACATCAGAAAACTTTTTTAAAAGAAAAAATCTGGAAGAGATTAACGGTCAGATTGAAAATCTTTATCAGGCTCTTGAAGGGGAATATGAAGTTTATACTTCACTTCATTACTACGGGCAGGAAATCGGATCACGATTAAAAAGCTATAGCATTTGCCGAATTTCGCAAAATCCGGAATATGCGCCGGGATATTGGAGCAACTGTCGTGATTTGAAAAAGTGCGGAAAAGATGAAATTGAAATTATTATTTCAGGGCTTGAAGAAGTTAGAAAAGCATTTGCGAAACGCATTGACACATATTTAAAGAAATACGGAACAAGCAAAGTAAACGCATGGTCGTATATCCGTGACTAAAAAGTCGAAACCGCCTTCGGGCGGTCTTGGGTAGGGCGGCAAACTTCCAACTGATGAGACAAGCCAAAGAAAAAGGAAAGGAAGATATCACTATGTTAAAACTTGAAACCGTATTAAAAAAACTGAGATCGGAAGGAATAAAGGCAGAATTTGCCTATTTGAGCGGAGAAAATGAGCCTATAAAAATTATTAGGGTTGATTGCGATTATTTCGGACCGTATCCGCCGAAAGAAACATTTGATATTATTAAAACTGCAAGACGTATTGCCAAAGGAAGAAAGACAGAAACAAGAGGGCATTACACAGCATTATTTATATATTGATTTTCTGGTGGGGCGGTCGGGTTTGGGATTTTGTAAAAAGGAATCCGCAGGGCTTGACGTTCTGCGGATTGGCTGTGTAGAAAAGGAGAGATAACCGAATGAAAAAAGAAAAGTTTTTCGCAGTCCGTCAGCTTGCAGGGCAAAAAAAGGAGCGTGTGCTTGCGGAAGGGTACAGGGTGGAGCGCGGAGAATTTGTTTTTTATGTCTGCGGTTCTGGCGGCTCTTGGGGCGTTACGGAAGCCAAAAGCGGTATGTTAATAGGCGTTTACGGAAAAACCCGAAAAGAATGTATAGAAAAATTACAGGCGTTCGACCTGTCAAGGCTTGAAAAATTCGACCTTGAGAAGCTGAATAAGGAAATGCTTTCTCTGCCCCTCTGCGGCTTGTGAGAGGGCGTTTTCTTTTTTTGGCGGTCAATCGGTCAAGTGGAATAAAAAGGCGGCTTATAGGGGCGAATACGGGACGAAAAAAATTAAAAGCAAATTTCAAAAACCCACCAAAAAGGCAAAATATTCACAAAAAGGCAAAAAATATTGAAAAAATTTTGTTGGTGTTATATGATGGAAGGACAAAACAAAAAGGAGGGTTTTATATGAAATTTCAAAGATTAAAAGACATGGTTTGCGGTGCTGTGATTGCATCAATGGTCTTGTGTTCTGGTACGGTGGCATTTGCGAAGGTGGCAAATATGGACATCCCTGTATCATTTAGCAACATCAAGATTATTGTCGATGGGAAACAGCTTTCCACAAGCAAAGAGCCTTTCACCTACAACGGCACAACGTATCTACCTGTTAGGGCGGTTGCAGAAGCAGTTGGTAAAGATGTTACATGGGATGGCGCAACGAAAACGGTTTATCTTGGCGAAAAGCCGCAGAATACCACGCCAACAACAAGCAATCAGACAACAGAATTAAGCGCAAAAGAATACTATTATGAGAAATACGGTTCTTTTTATTATGACCTTCTTGTAACAAATAATTCTCCCGATGCGCTGAGGATTGAAAGCAATGTAGTTGCAAAGGATGCGGCAGGAAATTCTATCGGGGCAAAGTCTGATTCTGCTCTTGTTGTCGGTAGTGGAGAAACAGTAGTTTTGGAGCATATTTTTGATAGTGTTCCTGCGAAAACAACATACACGTTAAAAACGAAAAAAGAAACAGATTTCAAATCTGCGAATGATGACTTGAAAATAGCTTCTTCCAAAGCAGGAAACAAGGTTCTTGTTACTGCTACAAATTTAGGAAACTATGACATGGAAGCGGTAAAAGCGACCGTATTTTTCTTCAAAAACGGAAAAGTAGTTGATTCTGATTACAAATATTTAGACGATAATAGCTACAAACTGAGCGCAGGCGGTACAGTTACGGAAGAATTTGCACCATTTCCCGAAAAGGAATTTGACAAGTATGAGGTATACGTTGAAGCGAGAAAATAATATTGAAAAGGAGTTTAACCATGGAAAACAAAGAAAATGAAGTAAAAAAGTGCAAACATTGTCAGTCAGATATTCCGAAAAAAGCTAAGATTTGCCCGAATTGTCGGAAAAAGCAAGGCGGTAAGTTGAAATTTATTATTGCATGGATTTTTTTAATTATTATTGCGATTGCTTCGATTGGCGGCGGAGATGGTTCAGGGAAAAAAGACGATTCAGAAAATATTTCGCCTGAGCAGTACAAGTCTGAGTGCATAGATGTTTCCTATGATGATTTGGCAAGGAAACCAGACGAATACGAAGGGCAGAAAGTGAAGTTCCGCGGACAAATTAGGCAGGTCGTGAAAGATTCTGACAGTAGCACTTCCGAATATTTGATTCCTGTTACGGAAGGTGATTACGGTTTATGGGATGATAATGTGTTTGTAAAGCTCAGCCCAGACAACAAGGATGGAAAATTCCTTGAAGATGATATTGTAACATTCTACGGCGAATCAGCAGGGGAGTATAAATATACAAGTATTTTGGGGCAGTCTATAACAATCCCTTGCGTGAAAGCTGTTTACATGGAAATTACGGAATAAGGATAGAATCAAAAAAGAAAAAGAATAAAAAGCAATAGAGAATGAGCATCGCAGAAAAGCGGTGCTTTTTCTTTTGGAAAATTTTAAGAAAACACTTGACAAAATGTAGCAACATTATATAATTAAATTGTAGCAACGATTTGAAAGGAGGTGTAGAGAATGTCACCGAAATTGGGGCAGAAAATAAAAGATAACCCAAAAGATATTATGATTAGGACGAGAATCGACAAGGAAACAATGGAAAAGTTAGAGTTTTCAGCGGGGAGGTTTGGAATAAGCAAGGCAGAGGTTGTGAGAAACGGAATCGAGAGCGAATACCAAAAGGCAAAGAAAATCTAAAAAAAGAGTAGCCCATCCTTTTATCTTGGCGGATAAATGGGCTACTCAATACCAAAAAATCTACTAAATTGATTGGTAATCATATTTTATCATTCTTTTGTAGATAAATCAAATTTTAAAGGATGGTGGAGTATATGGCAGATATTATCACAATCGAAAACACCGAAATGCAGATTAGAGAGTACAACGGCGAAAGAGTTGTAACCTTCAAGGACATTGACACGGTTCATCAGAATAAAAGCGGAACAGCATATAGAAATTTCAATCGAAATAAAAAATATTTCATAGAGGGCAAACATTTCTATGTTTTGAAAAAGCAAAATTCTAATGTGACAAATTGTCTTAATAGAAATATTGTTGTTCCGAATAAAGGGATAACGGTATTGACTGAAAGAGGGTACTTATTGGTTGCAAAATCGTTTAATGACGCTCTATCTTGGAAAGTGCAGGATATGCTTGTAGATGTATATTTCAAGGTCAGAGAGGTGCAGAAAGAGCCATATTACAAAGAACCGCTCGCAGAGGATTTCACGCCCAGAGTGCCGATTGTATCCGACTGGTACGAGAGGAACAAGGGCAGGATGTATCGACTTTGCAGAGACAGCGGAAACAGCCGCAGCTATCTTTATCATTGTATCTTGAATAAGCTCTCTGAAAGATACGATTTGAACGCAGCAAGGGAGATTTACAAGAATGAGGTCGGGAATTATCCAGAATACCCGATTGATATTGTAAAATATTTCCCAGAGTTAGAACAGGATGCAGATAAAATCCTTGACCGTATCGAGCGAATGACCTACAGGTAAAAAGGAAAGGGGGCTAATAAAAAGCCCCTCAATCCTAAAATATTCGTTTCAATATGTAACGATTGCCGCCACAAGTGACGAGAGCCTTAGAAAGACCATCGTCAATAATTTCCGAATTGGAAATTTCCAGAACCTTTACCAGAGATATACCGACATTGTCGCAGATTCTGACGAATGTGGAAAGCCGCATATCTTCCGTATCCTCATTGATGATATTATACATAGCCTTGTATGATAAATCGCACTGGATGGAAAGCTGCGCAACGCTCCACCCCTTTAGAAGCATCTCGCGGCATAACTCGGATTTGAGATTGGAAATACATTGCCCCGGGTTTACCCCATAGTTCACACACCTTTCTATTTTGTAGTTGAATGGAAAGTTTTGCTGAATGTTTGGCAGTCAACTGCAATGGAATCCTTCTCCTTTCTGGTATAATCGGCTTGTACCTAAAAAACAGGTACTCGCAGTTCTGGTTATTGGGCGGCGTTTGGATTGGCGTTCTCGCCGCCTAATATCTATTGTAAACCTTGAAAATAAAAAGTCTATAGCTAAAAATGTCGAAAATGTAGAAAGGGCGTATAAATTATGTTAAGAAATGAAGAATGTACGGATAAAATGAGCCAATTTCGTGAAGAAATTATCGATTTAATATCTAAATTTGATGATGTGCGCCGCCTGAGGGCGATTCGTGCATATCTTATGGCGTTGTTAGGATGATAAAAAAGAGAAAGTCAATGGATTGCGCATTTCCATTGACTTTTTTTATTACTCTTTTCCGATAGAATCAACAAGCTTTTCCAACACTTCCCAATCTGATTCATTCAGTTTAGCCAGTGCAGACACGAGCCTGCGCTTGAAACTATCTTTTCCGTTTCTTTGGATTTCGCCAAGCATTTCAGAAATCTGCTCATCTTTGGATTTTACAAACATTTCGTCAATCCCATCTCTGAGCCAATCCTCATTTACAAACTTTCCGTTCCAAGATTCCAAACAAATTATTTTAAAAATCTTATCTGTTACTGGTCTATCTCCTTTTTCAATTTGAGATAAATAAGTCTGTGCTACTCCTATTTTCTTACCGAAATCACTTTGATTCATTTCAAGGAATAGCCTTAATTTTTTCACGCGCTCATTTACACCATTCAATGTAGACACCTCCTTTCTTGTAATATAATAACACAAGAATATTGCAAATGCAATAAAATTTTCTTGACTTCATAACGCATTTGCGTTATTATGATATTGCAAACGAAATAAGGAGGTGTTGGGGTGAAAAAAGTATTTTACTTTTCTTTGGTTGCATTAGCGGTTTCTATTGTAGCCTTCATGATTTCAATATCAAGGGTAATATGATGGCTGCGATACTAATTGTGATGGAAACAATGGATGTTATGACAGAAATGTTGGAATATTTTCTGGACGATTCCGCCGTTTCCTTCGCTAATTTGGATTGTTCGATGGCTGTATCAGCTTGAATTTTTGAACTTTCCGCGACTGCTTTGGCAGATTCAGCTTGAGATTTTGCAGAATCAGCAAGATTGCGGAGTTCATGAGATGTTTTCTCAAGAAAAGCCGTCTGGTGTTCCATCATTTCAAGAGGGCTTTTACCTTCTTCATAATCTGGGGACATGGCATCTAAGTTGCTCTGCATTATTTTATTGATTCTATCGTAATCATGAAACATTTTGAAAATCTCCTTTTTAAAGGGATTATACCACAAAACAGGGGAGGAGGTGAGGAGATGGAAGAAAGAAAATTCGGAAAAACCATAGTGGATTTTACTTCTAATGGCTCTATTCAGTGTATCGCTATAGCGCATACAGAAAAAGATAGAAACGACTTACTGAAAAGAGCCTACAGAGTAATATTTACGCCAAATATGGAAGGAATCAACTGTTGGGTTCTTTTTCGGGAAAAATCGGAGAGCGGTCTTTAGACCACTCTAAATGAATCCATCGATAGTCCGGCGGAAATCCTTCTGAAATACCGATAAATCGCCAACCGCATTTTTCATAATCTGAAATGATTTGGTTTATCTGGGATTCCGAAAGGTTATCACATTTGATGATTCGTTTTTCCATAAATACACCTCCTTATCATTTGATAAGGAGATTATAACACAGAAAGGAATGGTGCAATGAACGATTTACATATTTTTAACTACAACGGCTACAAGGTTAGAACCATACAGAAGGATGGCGAGCCTTGGTGGGTGCTGAAAGATGTTTGTGAGGTATTGGGTCTTAGTAGCCCACATAAGGTGTTTGAGAGATTGGATGATGATGAAAAGGGGCGGAATCAGATTCCCACCCTTGGCGGAGAGCAGGAAATGACGGTTGTCAACGAAAGCGGCTTATACAACGTCATTCTCCGCAGTGACAAGCCAGAAGCAAAGCCTTTCAGAAAATGGGTTACGTCAGAGGTACTTCCCTCTATCCGCAAGAATGGCGGTTATATTGTCAACCAAGAAAACCTTACGCCAGAGCAGATTGTAGCAAACGCCTTAATCGTAGCGCAGAATATCATTTCCCAAAAGGACAAGCAGATTGAGCAAATGAAGCCAAAGGCAGAGTTTTTCGATGCCGTAGCCGATAGCCGAACTGCAATCTCAATGAATGAGGTATCAAAAGTCCTTGGCATTAAGGGATATGGACGAAACAATCTTTTTGAATTTCTGCGTAAAAATGGGATTTTGGACAGGTGGAACGTGCCGTATCAAAGATATATCGATTGCGGATGGTTTAGGGTTATCGAGCAGAAATATACCATACAGGGCGAACCTTGCGTGACAACGAAAACACTTGTTTATCAGAAGGGCGTGGATGCCATCAGAAAGAAAATTTTGAACGCAGAAAAAACAGTTTAAAGGAGGTGCAGGAAATGAGCGAAAAGGAAAAACAGGTAGTAGAAAAACTGCGGGATGCTATCCCCAAAATGTCCGATTTTGACAAGGGCTATATCCTCGGAAAAGTTGAGAGCATGGCAGAGCAGAAAAAAGAAGATGCGGAGGAAAAGGAATGACTGTAATAAAAATCATTTTAATTGTATTGCAATTTTCGCTTTTTGCAATGTGTATATTAAGTTGCATTGAAAACGAAAGCAAAGAATTGGGATTTTGGACTGTTTTATGGCTTATTTGCACAATTCTGAAATATGCAGTCTGTTAGCGAGGTGTTGAAGATGTATGTAAATCCATTTGTAGCAGGCGTTTTCGTGACAATCGTATCGGAGATGATTCTGATTTTCCTGTATGCCTTTTTTAACCAGAAGAAGTAAGAAGGGCAGGGATAGGAAATGTCAATCGGGTTGCCGCGTAGAACGCCAACAAATAAAAGAGTAGTAGCCTGCAATGTCTGCGGTAAGGTTTGGAACGTTGCCGCAACGCAGGATACCAGAAAGGGCTATTATTGCCCGGAGTGTAGCAAAGGCAGGGGTGCAAAACATGAAAATCGAACAAATCAGAGAAACAGCGCAAAAGAAACTGTTTGTAGGAAAGAAGGTTAAGGTGCTTGAGTTTGGCAAGGACAGACATGGAACGAACGTACTGCGAAAAAGAAGAACGGGAACGGTAACAGGGTTGTATCCATTCATCTTCACCGCCATGTTTGCAGGAGGATACACAGAGAGTTTCCGCTACAGTCAGTTCTTTGAAAGTGATGGGGAAGTGGTGAGGTTATGAGAAACTGGAAACGGACGTTTTTCTATATCCGCCGTGGTTTGCTGCGTTGGGCGGTGGTATTCTTCGGGACGCTACTGGCGCAGTGCGGATTAGTATGGATTCTGGAGAACCCCGACAGCAGGATGATGTTTTATCTGATTTCGGGCACGATGATTGCCTTTGCAATCGGCAGTTTGTTCTACGGAGGACAGGAAAAATGAAAAAGCCTGTATGCGATTTCAACTGTTTTGAATGTCCGCACCCAGATTGCATCTGTGATGATTTTTCGCGTAAGGAGTATGTAACGGACGCTGAAATCAACAGAATTGCAGGGATGACGAGAAGCAAAACAGGCTTGAGAAAAAAAGAATACCTCAGAAAGTATTATTCAGAACGCAAAGAATATGCCAAAGCATACCAGAAAAGCTATTACGAGAAAAACAAAGAGAGGATTCGCGAAAAGGCGAGGGAGCGTTACCGAAAGAACAGAGATAGATGCATAGCAAGCGTGCGCGCTTATCAAGAGAGCAATAAAGAGAAGGTCGATGCCTACAAGAAAGAATACTCAAAAAAATATAAAAGACGAAAAAGGGAGGAAAGAGAAAATGAAAAACGGCAGAGAATTAACACCAGAGAATGAGTTGCAGGAACTTTGGGAACTGAGCGGCAGGGTAAAGGCTGTCATTGCCTATCTGAAAACAGATAAATTTGTGGATGCCGAACAAATCTTAGCTATGCTTGCTGGCGGTGATGATGATGGCTTACCCATGCAGGACAGGAATAAAGACCGAATGTGACAGCTGCGGATACTGCGAAAAAGAGCAGGAAGAATGTCCGCACTGCCAAGAGACGCAATACGAATACCTTTATAAAAGGGATGACGGAGAAATCGTTGGCTGTAGCGAATGTATTAAAAGGATGTGGAAAGATTGACGGAAGTGTTGTTAAAAAAAATCAGCCTTAAAAACTATATGGGTGCTGAAAATGTAGAGGTTGACTTTTCCGAGAAAACGGAAATCAGAGGTAAAAACCGTTGCGGCAAGTCTACACTAATGAACGCCTACTTTGATGTTATGACAGGGAAATTTGCGAATGGTGCCGCACCGAACAATATTTGCCCTGTGGATGAGAACGGAGAAGAAAAGCCTGTCAAGGAAATCGAAAGAGCGGTTACGTTGGAAATAAATGGAACTGAACGCGAAATCAGAAAAGTGACTAAAAGAAAGTATCGCAAGGGTGTTTTTATCGGGAATGAAACTGTTTATATGCTTGATGGCGTGTCTGCGAAAACTGCGGAAGTAAACGATTTTTTAGCCAGTATCGCACCGACAGAAACAGTGGCAATGTGTTCTAATGCATCGGTATTCTTTTCAGCTTTGAAAAAATCTACTGCGGATGCCAGAAAAGCCATTGAAGGTCTTTCTGGGTTCGATATTGAGCGTTTTTGCAAGGAAAATGCAGAATACCAGAGCATTTACGAAATGACCGCTGGGAAGAAAACAGAGGATGTATTGAAGCAACTGAAAAAACGCCTTTCTGCCGAAAACGGAGAGCTGGATAGATTAAACGTAGAACTGGACTACGAGCAGCGCAGACTTGACAGGTCAGATGATTCCGATTTGCAGAAATTAGAATCCGAGAAAGCGACTATTATCGGAAACATTGACAGCATGAAGAATCTGAAAGAGGCACTGAATGTTTCTATCGACAGATATACTTTCCTGCTTGCTCATATCGAAAAACTCAAAGGCGAGTTATCAGAAATCGAAAAAGAGCAGACAAAAAAGCAAAGGGAAAGAATCAATGCTATCAATGCAGAATTGGCAGTTTTGGATAACGAAATTTCCGAAAAAACAAGTACGCTGGAAAAGACTAAGGAGAAGTTGCAGAACAACAAAATCTTTCTTGCCTCAAAAAATAAGGAATTGATGGATTTGGTAAAAGAACGGCTAAGGCTGAAAAATGCTGATTTTATCGCAAGTGGCGTGTGTCATGTTTGTGGGCAGCCTTTGCCAGAAGATAAAACAGAGGAAGATAGAGAGCGATTTGAGAAAGAAAGCGAAAAAAATATCCGGCTTACAGAAAGTGCTATTTCCTCTGCGGAATCCGAGATTGAGGAAGTTGGAGAAAAACTCAGCCTTAATTCCAAGAAAATCGAAGAATTGACGGCGTTTATTTCCGATAAGAAGAAACGAGTAGAGGAAATTTCCTCTGAAAAAGAAAAAATATTTTCCGATATGAAATTTTCTGGAACGGAGGAATACAAAAGGACTTCGGAAGAATTGGAAAAATCGGAAACAGAAGCAGCAAGGATTTTTGAATCAACCGATTTATGGCGGCAAGTAACGGAGAGAATCAGCAACTATAAGGCTGACCTTTCTCAGAAAGAATCTGAAATAAACGCTATCATCAGAGATACCGAAAATACAGAAAAACGAATTGAATTGTTGAAAGAATCCGTAAAGGAACAGGCACAGAAAGCAACGGATGTTGAACGCCGGATTGATATGTTGCAGGATTTCAGCATTGCCAAAAACGCAGCTTTGGAAGATATGGTAAACAGAAAATTTGAGTTTATCAAAATCAAAATGAGCGAAGAAACATTGAGCGGAGATATTAAGGAAACGTTGAGAATCAATGTAAATGGCGTTGATTACTTTAATGGTCTGAACCATGGGGACAGAATCCTTGCAGAAATTTTCTTGTTAAAAGGATTGCAGGGCATGAACGGAATCAAGCTGCCGATTTGGATTGATGATACAGAATCCTTGGACGAAAACAGGATTCCAGATGTAAGCCGCCAGTTAATTGTTATTCGCAGGACAGATGATGAAACTTTGAAAGTATGCAATGGGGAGGAATAAAAATGGGAATGAAAGGATATAAAGGTTTTCGCAAGGGGCTTATTTGCAAGGATAAGCAGTACGCAGAGAACACGATTTTTGAAGAACCAGAAGCAAACATTTGTGTAAATGGTATGCACTTCTGTAAAAATCCTATGGATGTACTTGACTATTATCCGTTAATTGATAATAACGGCGAAATGTGCGAATTTTCGGAAGTAGAAGCAATGGACGAAACTCTTACAAATGACGAGAAGAAATATTGCACAAAGAAACTAAAGATCGGCGCAAGGCTGTCTTTAGTAGAATTTATTAAGGCAAGTTTTGACGTAACCTATCGGCAGATTAAAGAAGAAGTTGATAATGTTTCAGAAAAAGAAAATGTCGCAGACAACGCTAAACTTGCAGGCGGAAACTGGGCTACACTGGCAGGCGGAAACTGGGCTAAACTTGCAGGCGGAAACATTCTATCATGGTTTCTGAAAACGGCGGCAAAGCTAAAGGCGGTATCGGCAGTTTAATTGTTATGGTCGAACGAAACGGCAAAGGAGAAATCGTCAATTACAAAGCAATCCAGATTGATGGGGATACATATAAAGAGGACACATGGTATCGGTTGGAAGATGGAGAAATTAAGGAAGTGGAGTGATGGTTATGAAATACAGAAAGAAGCCTGTGGTAATTGAAGCGTTTAAATATGATGGAGATTTAAAAGGTGCAGATGGTAAATATTATGTCCCCGATTGGGCTGTAAATGCCTTTGAAGATGGCATTATGTATTATAGTACCATTCAATTTGATAGTGTAGATGGAGATGAACTCTATATTGATACTTTAGAAGGGACGCACCATGTAAGTGTTGGGGATTATGTGATTCGTGGAGTGAAGGGAGAACTTTATCCCTGTAAACCAGACATTTTCGAGCAGACATATGAAGCATGTGAGGAGTGATGCAGCATGGCTGAAATGACAGCGTTGGAGTTTTTGAGAGAATGGCATAGAATGTGTCAAAAGTATCCGTTTTGTAGTGATTGCCCAATGGAAGATTCTTTATCTCGCAGTTGTATGCCTTGTAAGTGGGTTTTTAATGATATAGAAAAAGTAATCGCTACCGTGAAAAAATGGTCTAAAGAACATCCGAGAAAAACGATTTTGCAGGATTTCTTGGAGAAGTATCCGAAAGCTGAACTGATACATAACAAATTTCCAGAAATTTGCCCTCATTCGTTGGGATATGCGACAAATAAAGAGTGCTTTTTAGATACGGACGAACAATTTGTTTCAGAAGAATGCGAAGAATGTTGGAACAGACCGTTGGAGGAGGAATGAAATAATGGCTGAAAATACACAGGTGGCAGAAAAGAAGGAATTTACAACGGCATTAAGTCGGTGGAGCAACGAAATTACAGGATTGATTGCAAAAGACTATGAGGCTTGCGGCGTGATTTTTGATGAATATTCCAGAAAATGCGCTATGGAGGCGGTCGGCAGCATTTACAATCTTGTAAAGAACGATGGAAAAGCGAACATGAATTCACTCGATACAAGCAACTTGAGGGGCATCGTTGAAAACTGTGCAGGGCTGAAATTGAACCCTGCGGCATATCCGAGAGAATGTTATTTCCAACTTAGAAATGTAAAGCGTGGGAACGAGTGGGTAAAGGTTGTTGAAATGGGTATCGAGGGTGCAGGATATGATTCCCTTCTCTCTCATTACGGCAAGGATGTCGAACAAGTTTATCCATATTGGGTAGTCAAAGAAGGAGATACCTATATCCCGCCCAAACATAAGGGTTTGGAACTGACACCGCCAGAATGGGAGGAAAAAGGATTGTCAGATAAAGCGGTTCGGGTGGTATATCCAGTAAAATTGACGGACGGCACAGTAACATATCTGACAGCTGACAGAGCAAGCGTAAAGGTCAACCTTTTGGCTCACGTTAAGCAGAATATGATGAACGCTACATTCGGTGTTTGCGAGGATAGATACAAGGCAACGCCAAAGCAGAAAGAGGAAATCAAGGCAAAGAAGGATGAAATTCTGAACGCATTGAGAGCGTGCAGCACGGTTGATGATATGTTGGATTGCGAAATCGCAAAGCAGTTTATCAGCGGCGCATGGCTGGATACACCAGAAAGCATGATTCAGCGCAAGATGTGCAACAATGCAACACGTAAGTATCCGAAGGACTACGACCAGATGGCGAGACAAGCACAGATTGAACTGGATGATGCATACCGCCAAACGCAGGATGATGTTGTGGAAAGTGCAAATGCCGTTGATTTTGAAGAGGAAAACATCATTGATGGGGAAATTGTGCAGGAGGGATGATTTATGAGAATTATTAGTCAGAACGGAAAAGTTGATTTACCGTATGAATTCGTGGCAATCTCAACGCACAATATACACCAAGAGCAAGTTATTGCAGAGCCTATAGCAAATACAGCAAAAATATGTTGTGTAATGGGAGAATACTCAACAAAAGAAAAAGCCGAAAAGGCTATGGAAATGTTGAGAACGGAATACGAGAACTACCAACAGGCAAGAAGCAGTGAATATTATTTCGCTTTCAATTATCCAAAAGTCTTTCGATTTCCGCAGGATAGCGAGGTGTGATGATGATAGTTGATACAAATACAGAGCATATCTCAAAAACAGAACATGTTGAATTTGTAAATTATACAGGTTCTTTCCCTAATCTTTGCAGAGGGGTATTGACTTTAAAAATTGACGGAGAAATAGTTAAATTCGGTCATGATTATAAGGATTATTGTTTGAAAACATCAAAATTTAATGATTCTAATTATGATTCGTTTTGGCAATCTGGAGGATGGATAGATGAAGAATATTACTCGCACTTAGGAGAATGGGAAATATCCTTAAACGAATTACCAGAACAATACCGTCAGTATGCAAGAGAAATAGATGTGGTTTTTAATTCTTGCGTGAGACATGGATGTTGTGGAGGTTGTTCTTGAAGAAATTAAAATGTATTGCAATAGGAGGATATGAAGATGATAGAAAGAGCAAAAGGGATTGAATAATCGTTAGGGGGGTGCGAAAGTGCTGTTAAAAACGATAGCGACAGGGAGCGCAGGAAACTGTTATATGCTCGCCGATAGCAATGGAAAATCTCTTATCCTTGACTGCGGTGTTCCGAAAGGAGTGATTAAGTACGGAAGAATGGAAATGGATTGATGGATACGAAGGGCTATACCAAATTTCAAATTATGGAAGATTGAAAAGTTACAGAAAAAATAAAAATGGAGGGATAATGTCAAACACAGATAAAAATGGATGGTATTTTACCGTAAATCTTTTTGACTGCGATGGGAAAAGAAGAACAGAACGAATACATAGGCTTGTGGCAAAGGCGTTTATAGGAGAAATCCCGAAAGGTTATCATATACACCATAAAGATGGGAATAAGCAGAATAATAGATTAGATAACCTTGAAATAATACATCCAGCTAAACACAGCATGGAAACAATTAAGAAAAACAAAAATGTAATCAAAGGGATGAATGACTACAATAGGTACGTCAAGCCCAAAAGAGTCAAACAATACACATTGGACGGTGTATATCTTGCCGAATATGTCAACTGTGAAATAGCAAGCAGAATGACAGGGATATGCCAAAGAAATATATCTCAAGTCGCAAGCAAAGAGCCATACAACTCAAAAGGCAATGTAAGAAAACAGGCTGGTGGCTATGTATGGGAATTTGAGAAAGGAAGCGAGGTGATGTAGATGTTTTTGAGAACGGTAGTCACAGGCTCAAGTGGAAATTCACACGCTTTAATCAGTGGAACAGGAGAAATTTTGTTACTTGATTTAGGCGCATCAGAAAAGACTATTAAAAAAGGCGTTGATTGGAAAATATCAAATATTGTCGGAGCGATAGTTACTCATAAACATCTCTGACTTGACCATAGCAGGTCTATAGAAGATTTTAAAAGAATGGGAATACCTGTTTTTGCACCATATCTGGAAAACGATAGTAAATCAGAAAATATGGGCGGATTTGTAGTAAAAACTTTTGACCTTACAACGATTGATGGCAGATGGACACACACAGATGCAGACGGCGAACCTTGCGCCTGTTATGGGTTTTTGGTTGAACACAAAGAAATGGGAAGAATGCTTTACATTACCGATTGCAAAGTTATCAAATGGAAGTTTAAATCCATTAACCACATTCTTCTCGGCGTGAATTATGACAAGGATATGATTTATCCAGATAACGAAGGAAAAAAGAATCATATTTTCGGCGGTCACTTGGAGATTGGGACAGCTTGTGAGTTTGTAAAGGCGAATAATTCTGATCCCTTGCATAACGTCATAATGTGCCATCTGTCAGCCGATAATGCCGATTCCGATAAATTCATCGAGCGCATGAAAAAAGCGTGTCCTGCGGCGAATGTGTACGTTGCAGGACGTAATGATGGGTGGTGGTTAAGGAATGGGTAAGGCTTGTTTTTGTTTGAACGCAAACATTAAGGGTAAGGATGGCATTTGCCCTTGCTATGGATGCGAAGGAAGGGCTGTTGGATGTCATTCAAAATGCGAGAAATTCACGATTTGGAATCAGAAGCATTTGAAAAATAAAAAAGAAATGCAAAAGAAGGCGTTCATCGAAAATCAGGCAGATTACCGAAAGAACGAATACTTTAGAAGAAAGAGGGACAAGCAGAAATGAATAAATGTATTTTTGTTGGCAGAACAACAAGAGATGTTGAACTCAGATACACGCAGTCCGCAAATCCTCTAGCGGTCGGAAGAACTTCCATTGCGGTCGAAAGCGGATACGGAGACAAGAAGAAAACGAGCTTTTTCAATATCTCCGCTTTCGGCGAAAAGGCGGAAACAATGGGGCAGTTTGTAAAGAAGGGTACGAAAATCATTCTAGAGTGTGAAGCTGTACAGAATGAATACACCGACAGGGAAGGTAAGAAGCAGAACAGGGTATCCTTTATCGTGAAATCTTTCGAGTTTGCCGAGAGTAAAGTGGCAAGCAGCAGTGCAGGGCAGACAAGTGATGCGCCGAAATCACAGAGCAACGCCGATGGTTTCTATCCCATCGACAATACCATTGAAGATGACGATTTGCCGTTTTAAAAAATAAGAAAGGTGGAGACTGATTTTGAGAATAGAAAATTTAATCGTTTTTTTGAAAGAGAATTTTGAAAAAGGGATACAAATGTTCGATACTCCGAATATTGCAGGCGATTTCATGGTGCCTATTTATAAGAAGGACGATATATCAGTGTTTTTCGCGCCGGAATATGACTATATTGAGATATTCGGAATATCTGATGAAGAATTTGAAAGAGTTGAGAAAGAGGTTAATCGGAAAAGGCGGTAAGATTATGGATTTGAAAGACATCAAAACAGAATTGTTCAATGACAATTTCCAAAATTATAAGCGGTACGGCATCCCGAAAGCACAACTTGTTATTGCCGATATCCCCTACAACGTGGGTACGAATTTCTACGGTAGTAATCCCATGTGGTATAAAGGTGGGGACAATAAAAACGGTGAAAGCAAACTTGCCGGAAAGGCTGCTTTTAATACAGATTTTAATTTCAATCTGTACGAGTATTTCCATTTTTGCAGCAAACTGTTGAAGAAGGAAGATACGAAAACCGTATCACGTGGTCGCAGTAGTGATTCGCCCTGCATGATTGTGTTCTGTAGCTTTGAGCAGATTCCCACGCTTATCAATGCCGCTAAGAAACACGGATTTGTAAACTATATACCACTGGTTTTCTGTAAGAATTACAGTCCGCAGGTTTTAAAGGCAAACATGCGTATCGTTGGTGCGACAGAATACGCCCTTGTATTTTATCGTGGAAGGTTACCAAAGTTTAGAAACGGCTGTCAGCAGGACGAGAACGGGAAGAATATTCGCGGCACAGGACGGATGATTTTTAATTGGTTCGCATGGGAGAAGGACGGAAAAGAGATTCCTAACATTCACCCTGCGCAGAAGCCCGTAGCCGTAATTAAGAAACTGATTGAAATTTTTACGGACGAAGGGGACATCGTGATTGACCCTTGTGCTGGTAGTGGTTCGACACTAAGGGCAGCAATGGAAATGGGAAGAAACTCGTACGGATTTGAAATTTCAAAGGAATTTTACAGACGAGCAAAAGGCGAAATGCTTGTTATACCAAATCATTGTTATGTAAAAATAAATGGTGATGCGATTCTAAGGGGATTGAAAGATGGACTATCAAAAATTTAAGAAAGCGAAGGCTATTGAGAAGAAGCCAAATTATAAACAGATATATGCAATTAAGGCAGAACGAGAGGACAGAATTAAAAAAATCTGCCCGAACATTCCATATTCAAGCGGTATCTATGTGTTTTATAGGACTGATGAGGCGCAAATTCGTCGGGCGTATTGCGGTCAAGCAATCAATTTATGCGAGAGGTGCGCTTCTCATTTGGGTGAATACGACCATATCGCATTAAGTCTTAAAAAGCATGGATTTTACAGTGGCGAAAATCCGTATGGTTGGAAGCTTGCATTTAAAACTTGCCCTAAGAGTGAGTTAGACGAAAGAGAGGTTGCAACGATTAAGTCATTCGCAGATGACGGATTTCAAATGTATAACGTGACCGCAGGTAGCCAATCAATAGGAAAACTTGTAACAGGGCAATATAAGCAGCCTAAAACCTATTCACAGGGCGTACAGCAGGGCAGAAAGAATCTTGCGAAGGAATTATCGAATATTGCCGAAAAGCACCTCACAATCGAAATTAGAGCGGACAAGAGGGGTAATAAGATTTCAGAACGGCAGTATGAGAAATTTATGGAGTTGATGAAGGATGGAAATTAGACCGATTACATTTTCAAAGGCAAGCGAGTTTATCAACAGTTATCACAGACACCATAAGGCGACAGTTGGGTGTAAATTCTGCATTAGTTTGTGGGATAAAGATAAATTGGTTGGTGTGGCTGTGTGTGGTAGACCTGTTTCAAGAATGTTGGATAATGGGCTGACGTGTGAAATAAATAGATTGTGCACAGACGGAACACGCAACGCTTGTTCGATGCTATATGGGGCTTGTTGCAGGGTTGCAAAGGAAATGGGATACAAAAAAATCATTACATATATCCTCGAATCCGAAAATGGAGCAAGCCTCAAGGCAAGTAACTTTTTGTGTGAGGGTTTAGCTGGAGGAACGCATTGGACAGGAAGCAGAAACAGAGGACAAAACATACCGAAAGAAATGAAACAGCGTTGGGTAAGAATTTTGTAGTTTGAAAGAAAGGGTGGAAACAATGAGCGGCGGAAGTTGGAGCTATCTATACTCAAAGGAAGTAGACGAGCTTGTGCAGTGTGGAAGTATTGAATTGTTAGAAGAAATGGCAGATTACCTCAATTCGAGCGGATATAAAGATGTGGCAAAGGATGTAATGCGATTAGTTGAGTATATCAAATCAGCCAGAATCAGAATTGAAACACTTCACGAAATGCTCAGTCCTGTTTTTAAGGCGGTTGAATGGTACCATAGTAGTGACTGCGGAAAAGATTCGGTCAGCAGGGCAATAGAAGATTACAGAAATGGAAAGGCGGCGCTTGATGGTTGAGATACGGATTGCCATACCAGGGAAGTAAAAACTCTATTGCAAAATGGCTAATATCGAATTTTCCTTCTGCGGATACGTTTGTAGATTTATTTTGCGGTGGCGGTGCTGTTACGCATTGTGCAATGTTAAGCGGAAAATGGAATAACTTTATTATGAATGACATAGACGCAAGGCTTCCTGTGTTATTCAAAGACTGTGTCTATAGAAAGTATACAGTTGAAAACAGGAGAGAATGGGTTGATAGGGAAACATTTAACAGGATGAAAGACAAAGATGCTTACATCGCTCTTGTCTGGTCGTTTGGGAACAACGGAAAGACTTACATATACGGCTCTGATATAGAAAAATTTAAAAAAGACTATCACTGTTCTGTATACACAAACGATACAAGCATTTTGGAAAAGTATGGGTACAAAATAAATCCTTCAAAATTAAACGATGCGTATGGGCGTTATCTTGAGTTTAACAGGCAGATAAAGAAGTTTGCAAGAAATGATTTGGGCATCCTTTCAAGACAAATAGAAATAGAACGCCTGCAAAGCCTACAAAGCCTTGGCGTTGATTACAGAAGCGTTAAAATTCCGAATGACGCAGTGATATATTGCGATATTCCATATTGCGGAACGGATTGCAGGAAATACCAAGGATTCAACCACAGACAATTTTATGAATGGGCTGAAAAACAAGACAATATTTTCATATCGGAATATCAAATGCCAGAAGCATTTATCCCGATAGCAAAAACAACAAAAAGAGTCTTGTCTGCGGCAAATGGCAATAGCAAGGTAGCAACAGAATACTTGTTTACCAATCGGAAAACGTATAACGATTTTTCGGAGGAGAAGAAAGAACAAATAAGTATTGAAATGGCGAATCAATTAAGTTTGTTCTAAAAATGGGAAAGGAGTGCATGCATTGAGAATCTACATCAGCGGTGCTATTACAGGCACAGAGGATTTCAGAGAAAGATTTTTGAAAGCGGAAACGGAATTGGAGAGAAGGGGGTGTGAAGCGGATGGCGATTAAACCAATTTTATTTAACACTGAGATGGTACGAGCAATTCTGGATGGGAGGAAAACATGCACAAGACGGGTTGCAAAAAATGTTCCAGACCACACACATAGGATTGAACCTGTTTATGAAAATGGCCGCTTTCAATTTGATTGTTTTTATTCTTCGTATGTAGCTGCACTTGATGCTGATGCCGACTTTTGTATGCCATGCTTGCCGCCGTACCAGCAGGGGGATATTCTGTATGTTCGGGAAACATGGAGTCATCCTATTGTTCCGTCTGATAAAAATAGATATGTGTATCGGGCAGACGAAGTTGCAGAAGATGGATTTAAGAATGAAGCGCATATATGGCACCCATCCATCCACATGCCGAAAGAAGCTGCTCGTATCTGGCTGAAGGTGACGGATGTACGGGCGGAACGATTGCAGGAATGCGGAGAGGGATGGTGTATTGATATTGAAAAAGAGGGCATTGCAACCCCGCAGGACCCTATATTATACATAAGTGATGACGCTTTCCATGACGCATTAAGAATGGAATTTCAAAAAACTTGGGACAAAACCATTAAGAAATCAGACCTTGACCGTTACGGATGGGATGCTAATCCTTGGGTTTGGGTGATTGAGTTTGAACGGTGCGAGAAGCCGAAGGAGGAATGAACGATGAAATATACAGTTGTAACACATGAAGCAGGATACACAGAAACGCTTGAGTTTAGAGGTAAAACATACAAAAAAGAACATGAGGGAGATTTTTCTGGAACATCAACGCAGGATAAAGATTTTTGGGAACAGATGGAAGTAGACGGCATTCACAATAAGGAAATCTTAGATGCTGTTTACGAGAATATTGATAATTCCTTCTTTGGATTTGATATGTTTGTGATTGCTGATGAATTGGAGTGATGGGAATGGCTATTTTGGCAATTTTGATAACCGCTTACATAATGATTGGGTACGGTATTTTTCTGAGCATTATCATTGAAGATTATACGCAAAACGTATGGAAACCGATTCTTTGTTTTTTATGGATTGTTTTCCTTTGGTTTCCCTATGGTGTTTATAGCTATTTGAAGGAAAGAAGGACAAAGGATGAATCTTGACGAGAAAATCAACAATAAATAAGAGCGTGGTGTTGTTTATGGCAATATACAGGAATTTGCATATATCGTTCTGGACTGATAATAAGGTCGAGGATGATTTCACGCCAGAGGATAAGTATTTCTATGCTTATCTTCTGACAAACCCACAGACGAATATATGTGGCTGCTATGAGGTAAGTTTTAATCAAATATCGCACCATACAGGATACACGAAGGATACAATTTCGAGGCTGATAAGACGTTTTGAAGATGTGCATGGTGTGCTTCGGTACTGTGCGGAAACAAAGGAAGTCTTGATTCTCAAATGGTACAAGTATAATTGGAGCAAATCGGAGAAAACACTTGTCGGTGTTGAGAATGTTGCAAAGCATATTAAGTCCGATGATTTTAGGCGGTACGTTATGGATACGGTAAATAAGGTTAGAGGCAGTTCGGACGATTGCCAGACGGAAGAAGAACCGAAAAGTATTCCTTCCGTTTCTGTAAAGAAAGTATCTTCTGCGGATATTCTGAATGATATGGTTTCCGAGTTTGCTATTTCCGATTATCTTCTGGAATCGGTGCAGGACTGGATAGCCTACAAGGGAGAGAGAAATTTCAAGTACAAAGAAAGAGGTTTGCGGACACTTTTAAAAACAATATCCGAAAAATCAACACAATACGGAGATACGGCGGTGTCAACAGCAATAAATGAAAGCATTTCAAGCGGATATCAAGGTATTGTTTGGGAGAAAATCAGGAAGGCTTCCAGTAGCGATATAAACTGGAATTTTTAGGGGGTGTGTTTTGTGCTGACAAAAGAGGAAACGAAGAAAATCCTGCGTATCATGTATAACTGTTTTCAGAATTTCAGACCAAAGAATATCGAAGAAACAACGGAGGTTTGGGGAATGATGCTTTCAGATTATACATATCAGCAGATTTCGGTTGCGTTGAAATCCTATATCCTGTCCGATACAAGCGGATTTGCACCGACAATCGGGCAGTTGGTTGATATGGTTCATTCCGTTAGCAAGCCGCAGGAATTGAACGAAATGGAAGCGTGGGCGTTGGTGAGCAAAGCAATCAGAAATAGTGGATACCGATATACCGAGGAATTTTTGAAACTGCCTGCCATCATCCAGAGTGCAATCGGAACGCCGGAGCAGTTACATATTTGGGCTACGGATGAAGAATATAATGAGACAGTAGTTATGAGCAATTTTCAGCGGTCATACCGGCTTGTGCTGATGCAGAAAGACGAAAGCGCAAAACTGCCAACAGAAGTGCGGAATTTGCTTTCTAATAATGAAAATCCTGCCAGAATAGAAATGCAGGATAGAATTAAGCAGCTTTCTAATGCGTTTGACGAAAAAAGCAAGTTGTTGATTGAGGGCGGGGAGAAGAAAGAAAGAGTAGTGGATGATTCTGTTATGGACACCGTTCATGCAGAATTAGAGAAAATAAAGGCAATGAGTATCAGATAAAAACCAGAACGGAGGAAGACTTATGAAAACGCCAATCGTAAAATCTGATGAAGGAAAACCGCAGCTTAACCTTGTGCCGTTGGAACTTTTAGAACCATTGGCAAGGGTGCGTGAATTTGCTGTTGAGAAATACGGTCTTGAAGGTATCGAATCATGGCGCAATATTTCCGATGATAGATTGTTAGCTGCTCTGCTGCGGCATACGATTACTTACCAAAAAGACCATGACGCGCGTGACGAGGAAAGCGGATTGCCGGCTGCATACCATGTAGCTATCAACGGTGTATTTCTTGCTATCAAGGCTATGGAGCGAATGAAAGAAAGATGCGGATACAAAGTCAAAGAAATTAACTTTTACGAAAATCTGCCGCCAGGAATGCAGAAAAGGGTAGACAAATTTATTTCTGCGGTTTACGAGGGTGGTGCGAAAGATGGATCTGAATCAGATTGAAAAGAAAAAACGGTATCAGAAGCAAAAAAGAATCATTGAAGAAGCAAAGACAGAAGCTATTGAAAATATGCAGAAAATCATTGATAGAGGGCTTTCTTCTCAAATGGAGCTGGTTATGCTGTTGGTTCTGCATGATAAATTTGGTTTCGGTCCGGAGCGGTGCGCAAAGGCATTGGTTGCTTTTGAACAGTTATGGGCTGATGTTGGGGATAAGCACCTTTGTCTTGATGATATTGAGGAAGTAGTAAAGGCTGAAATTGGAATCGAAATGACTGAGGATACTATTTTTCAGACCGACAAGAAAGGGAATAAGAAATTGCTTTGGTCTAACGAGAATACATAAAGGGGGTACTCTTAATTGGCTTTGCGAGATTTGACAAAGCCAGAATTGCGAAAAATTATAGAGAACGCCAATTTTACCGAGGATGAGATGATGGTATTTCAACTGTCCAGCAACGGTTCCCCTATTGATTATATAGCGGACACGATGAAAATATCATCATCTACGGTAAATCGTATTTTGAGGAAGATTTATAAGAAAATGGAAAGGATTGAGGATATGTCGAAGCCAGAAGTGCCAGTTTGGCAGAAAGTAACAATGACGATTGACGAAGCATCCGCATATAGCAGTATCGGGACTTCAAGAATAAGAGAATTGGCTAACAACCCAAGATGCACGTTTGTTCTGACCGTAGGAACAAAAAAGTTAATCAAAAGAAAGGAATTTGATAAATTCATTGAAGGAAGTATCGAATTGTAGACAACGTAAAGCCCCGTATGGTAGTATGAAACTGTATGGGGCTTTTCTCAAATCGAAAGGAGTGTAATAGAATGGGGAAAGACCTTAAGGGAAAAGAATTAGGCGTTGGTATCAGCCAGCGAAAAGACGGAATGTACACAGGACGATTTACAACAAAATCGGGAAAACGAAAGCAGAAATACTTTCATAAGCTACAGGAATGCAGGGCATGGATGGCAGATGCGCAGTTTGAGGATGAACATGGTGATGTGTTCTTTTCTGACTCTCCAACAGTCGATGCGTGGTTTGACTACTGGATAAATGAAGTAAAGGGAGATAGCATAAGAATTATAACAGAAAGAAACTACAGAAGTATGTGGAGCTTTTCTATTTCTCCAATTATTGGGAATATGGAATTAAAAGACGTAAAGCCGATTCATTGTCAGAAAGTACTAAATATGATGAATGAAGGGCATAAGACATCTACCATTAAGGTGCATAGAGATTTAATGTGGAGTGTTTTTGAATGTGCTGTCGAAAATTATTTAATAGAAAGAAATCCTGTAAGAAGGAATGTGAAAGCAACTGGTGGTAAAAAAACAGAAGCGCGAGAAGCACTAACTGTTGATGAGCAAAAAACTTTCTTAAAAGAATCAGAAAAATCATCATTTTATAATGGATATGCGTTTGTGCTGCAAACCGGGATTCGGGTTGGAGAATTGATTGCGTTAAAGTGGTCTGATGTAGATTTTAAAAATCGAAAAATAAAAATACAGAGAAGTGCATCGGAGGTCGCGAAACAAGGGTTTGTAATCGGAGAACCAAAGACAAAAAGCGGGCATCGGGAGATACCGCTTACAAAAGAAGCTGTCAATATTTTATATAGTCAAAAAGAGAAGAATTCTCAAAACAAAATTATTCCAATCCAGTATGCAGATTATATTTTTCTGAACAAAAACGGAAATCTAATTCAAAAGTCAGCGTATAATCAAGGAATATATGCTATTTGCAATAGATTGGGAATGAGAAAGTTCTCAATTCACTTGCTAAGGCACACATTCGCTACGAGATGTATAGAAAGTGGTATGCGCCCTAAAACGCTGCAAGCAATCCTAGGTCATAGCAAAATTGAAATGACGATGAATTTGTATGTTCATGTAACGGATGAATCCAAACTGGAGGAAATCGAAGCAATAGAAAAAAACTTAAAATTGGTGTAGAAATTGGTGTAGAAATAAAAAATACATATAGAACACCTTGTTTTATCAATGTTTTTAATAAGTATATACATTTTGGGATGTAAATGATATTGAAATTTTTATTCAAAATGAAAATATCTTGCTATAACTTTAAAAACATTGTTAATAACTTTATTTTCAATGGTTTTGAGTAATTCATACAAAAAAGATAAACATTGAATAACTTTTCAAAACAAATGAATAATTTTTAGAAAATTGGTGTAAAATTGGTGTAGTGGTGTAAGATTGGTGTAGAAAAGCCCCATACAAAACAAAAAAATATATGACAGAAAGTTGAGCGAAAGATGACACTTTTGGCTCTTTTTTTATGCGAAAATATAGGTAGAAGGAGGTTGATGGAAATGTTTTCAGATGAAGTCCTAGAGAAAATTTTCAGTCGTGAAGATGTAATGAAGATACCTCTTACTTATCAGTCCGTTATGGTTCGGGCGGTGCAGGAGGTTTTAGAGAAGGAGGGAATCGACTATGCAACCAAATCCTTATCAGAGCATGAACTATAATATCCAGCAAGCATATCCGCAGTATGGGTACAATCCATACTTTCAACAGACGCGGATGCAGCAACCGCAGATAGAACAGGTGCAGCCAGTAAATCAGCTTCAACAGCAGATGCCGCGTGGCGTAAATGGGCGCGTGGTGCAGTCTGTGGAAATGATAACGGCAAATGATGTGCCTATGGATGGTTCGGCGGCGTTCTTTCCGATGCAGGATATGAGTGCAATATTTGCTAAGTCTTGGAACGCTGACGGAACGATTAAAACCGTAACTTTCAAGCCAGTAAATGAGACTGCACATCAAAATTCGGCTCAGATTCAAGAAAATCTAAAATTTGAACTGTCGGATGGTACGGTAGCAGCTTTCATGAATAGATTCGATGAACTGTCGGAGAGATTAGAACAGTTGGAACTCTCCGTAAATAAAACCGCTTCAAAATCCAGTACACAATCGACCAAAAGAAAGGCGGATGCAGAATGAAGAATTTATTTCAACTCCTTGGCGGTATAAGAAATCCGCAACAGTTTTTACAAAGCATGATGAACAATAGTCAAGTGATGGGAAACCCTATGGCGAAAAATGCCATAGACATGATGCAGAAAGGGGATGCCAAAGGCGTAGAGCAGATGGCAAGAAACCTCTGCAAAGAGAAAGGGGTAAACCCCGATGAAATAATGAAACAAATGAAAGATAAGTTTGGAATGTAAGACATATTAGAGGTTGCGCGCAAAAAACCTTGGTGCCTCTTTATGAATAAAAATAATCAATCAAAAGGAGGAATCTAATATGTTCAACTCTACAAACAATACACCTTTTACTATGCCAGTAATGCCGGCAACAGGCGGTTATGGCAATGACGGTGCTTTCAGCGATGGCGGATGGCTGTGGATAATCGTAGTTTTTGCTCTGCTTTTCGGTTGGGGGAATAACGGTTTCGGCGGATTCGTCGGCAACGGTGGCGGCTATGTGGCAACAGCAGCTACACAGGCAGATATCCAGAGAGGATTCGACACACAGTCTATCATCGGAAAGCTGGATGGTATCTCCAACGGTATGTGTGATGGGTTCTATGCACAGAACACTACTCTGATGAACGGTTTTCATGGCGTAGATAACGCTATCTGCAATCTTGGCTACCAGACACAGCAGGGGTTCAACACAACCAATGTTGCACTGATGCAGGGTCAGAACGCATTGCAGGCACAGCTTGCCGATTGCTGTTGCCAGAACAGAGAAGCAATCGCTCAGGTAAGATACGATATGGCGCAGGATACTTGTGCATTGCAGAACACGATGAACACAAATACCCGTGACATTATCGACAACCAGAACGCAGGAACAAGAGCAATCCTCGACTACCTGTGCGCTAAGGAAAACGCCGACCTGAGAGATAAGGTTCAGAAGCTGGAACTGGCTGCTTCTCAGTCAGCGCAGAACGCTTATATCGCGGCAAATCAGGACGCGCAGACAGCGGAATTGATTAGAAGAATCAACCCTATGCCTGTACCTGCGTATAACGTTCCTGCCCCTTATCCTTATTCCGGATATGGTAACGGTTGCGGTTGTGGTTGCTGATGACAGACAACCAAAATAAAGGGTTATCTTATTTAGATATGCTTACTGTCCTTTCTGTGTTTTTGCAGTTTGTGACTTGCCAACAGGTATCGAATGATACGCTGTTGAAGGAATTGCATAGGCAGGATGGATATTATCTGGATAAGATAATGAAAGACCAGAAGGAAATACTAAAAATGCTATCTGATATTAAATCAGACTTCGCCCACAGTGGTTGATACAAAGAGGGTAGGCAGAAGTCTACCCTTAATTTTTTTAGGAGGTGTTATTTTATGGCTTGTAAGAACGTATGCCGACTTTGCGATAATTTCATTATGTCGCAGTCAGTGAATTTTACAGGCGGAAATCTGATTATAGATTTACCTGCTGGCAGTTATGCAGACTGCCGAAAAGTTTGTATTGTGGTGGCTCAAAAAATCCCCGATACCACTACAATCAATGCTCCTGTTTTTATTACGATTGGCGGTGGGGCTGTGCAGTATCCGCTTATGAAGCGTAATTGCAGACAGGTTGTGGCATCTGGCTTGAGAACAAGAACCAGATACAAAACAGTAGTTGAGACAACGAACAATTCTGGATTTTTCAGAATGATAGGGGAGCCTTGCTGTACGCCAGATAGCAGATTATCTGCTATCAACGGAGAAAGTGCCCCTGCAACAACAGGCGGAGGTGAATAATTTATGCACATTGAGAGAATGCACAAAATGATTGAGTGTCTTTGTGAAAAGGCATGGTCCGAAATGGAAAAAGGTCTGGAATGTGTTGATACCGCCGAAATGGGACAGGTTGTCGATATGATTAAAGACTTAAATGATGCTGAATACAAAGCTGTCATTACAAAGGCTATGCAGAAGGCAGAGAAAGAGGACGAAGAAGAAGATAAGGAAATCCTTAGACGGTTGAAATCCGAATACTACGAGGACGGAGACAGGCGTTTCTACGACCATTACAGATACGCTGACGGTCGATTTGCACCAAAGGGCAGAGGAACACGCAGAGGATATACAGAACCGCCTTACTACTTCCAGACACCCGATATGTATCACGAATGGGATAGCAAGAGCGACGCAGAGCGTGGCAGAGATTTAGACCGTATGGGTGGCAGAATGTACTATACCGAACCCATGATGAGCGGCTACGATAAAGCGAAACGCCATTACACAGAAAGCAAGGAAATGCACAAGGGCAATTCTCAGGCTGATAAAGAGCAAAAGATGCGCGACCTTGAAGCATACATGAAAGAACTTTCTGGTGATGTGACAGAGATTCTTTCGGATATGACACCAGAAGAACGCACCCTGCTGAAAGCCAAAATGACAACACTGTTGCAGAAAATCGGCTGACATAAAACGGATAGGGGGAAACACCCCTATCTTTTTTAATTTTGGGGGTGGTAATGAAATGGTATTTGAGATAAACGGTGTAAAGTGGAGCGTTGTTTCTGTTATGCCGCTCTCTGACTGCCTGCGCCGCTCTGACGGTAGTTTTACAGTCGGCGCGACCGATAACACTACGCATTGCATTTGCCTTTCAAATCGTCTTGTAGGCGGCTTTAAGAGGAAGGTGCTCATACACGAATTATGCCACGCAGTCTGTATGTCCTATAACATACATATCCCATTGGAACAAGAGGAATTTCTTTGTGACTTTGTGGCTACTTACGGGGATGAAGTTTTCGATATGGTAGATATGATGGTCGGGGAAATTCGGAAAACGGCATAAAAAAAGGGAGTATACCGAAATTGATATACTCCCGATTTTTGTGTAGCTTAGGATTGCAGCTTTTACGAAAGGGTGTACTGTTATTATACCATTTTGTTGAGGTCAACACAATGGTTATTTTCTAAATTCCGACCTGTTCAAGAAGAAGGTTTAACCCTTTGCGATACGCCTCCCCCTTAGTGATATTGTACTCCTCGCAGTACCTTTCAAGCCTTTTCTCCGTTTCCTCGTCAGTTCGTATGCTGTATTTGATTTCCTTCGGGTTGTTTGATTTTGGTCTGCCCATCTTTTTGCGAGAAAGTGCGTAGTCTTTCCATATCTTTGCTCCTTCTAAGTCTCCGCTGTTAAGCATATAACTTGTCATCACTGTTTGAATAGTGAAGTCGCAAATTTCTTTTTCTTTCCCGGGGGCGCAGTTTTTTGGAAGTTCCCCATTTATTTCTTTTCCGTCATACAAAAATGTAATTATGAATTTGCTCGACTTTTCCTTGTGGTTCACAACGGTAATGCAGTCTGGCAATCTACGATTAAGAATATCTAACATTGTCATAAAATCACTCTCCTGTCTTTAACTATGCAGAATTTCATGTAGATTGTCTCAATTATACTTTATGTGTGGCGAAAAGTCAATCAGTTTATCATATCTTTTCTACCATTTTCGTGAACCCAAGTAAATGGTTATTTTTTCGTCAGCACCGCAATACTTCCCTTGCTTGTGATGTTATACCCGATGGCATCCGCCACGTCACGAATTTTGATGTAGTTTGTGCCATCCTTCAAAATGCGTTCTGTTTCGTGTTCCTTTCCATCAATGATAATCTTGCACTTCTCTACCACTTTTTCATCCTCCGTTCCGTAGTCGAAAACATCATTTACAAGCAACCAGTGCGTGAATTTATTGCACCGCAGGGGGACTTCTCGCACGCCGTAAGCCGAACCGTCAGCAGCTATGTAGTAGGGGTATCCGTTCTTCATTCCAGTGTACACCCCGATATGCCCCTGCATCCAGACTAACGCCCCGATGGGTGCTTTTTCGATGGTTGATATCGGATTGACGCTTTTTGCTCGTTCTTTCCATTGGGTACTGCCGAGTTTTACGCCACACGCCCATGAAATCAGACCAGAGCAGTCTACGCAGACCTTCCCGATTTTCTTTCTGTCACTATTCCATACCATCTTACCGTATTTGTTTTTCAGATAGTTGTAGTTGGCTTCTGTCATTACAGAGCCTTTCATACCGTAAACTCAGACATAGGCAGTGCCGACCTTGCTTCTACAAAACTTTACCAGTTCTTTTCCAGTCATTTTTGCCATTTGCCATCACCTCCGTTAAGCGTAATAGTATCGCATTGTTTCTTCATTGAAATATCTTTTCTTTCCTTTTGTCGGGGATTCCTTTCCCCTTTCTTTTTTTCGCCATATAATCATCCCTTTACAATTTCCTTGACCGCCTTGTTTTCTTTCAGCATTTTTCGCATTTCTTCCAGTGCTTCATCCACCCACGCAGAGAAGGTATCGAAGGATACCGCCATAGCAACCGCAGGGAATCTCTGCACGAATAAATCATAGGTCTGCCGCAATTTCAGCTTGCCTGTGCCGCTCCCCAGCTCTGCTTCTGCCTGTGTGACCGCCCACAACAGCCACTCCTTGACCTTTTCTCTCTGTGCCGCTGTTGGCATTTTCAGAAACCGCCCGATGAATACACCGACCATTCCTGTGACCGCCATCAGCGCAACCACCAGATACCAGTTTTCCATTAAAAATGTAATCTTATGCACTCGCTACATCTCCTTTCACTCTTTCAATACAATATCAGCAATACGGATAACGGCTTCAATGCCGTATTTTTCAGCCCATTCACGAATCAACTTGATAACATATTTGTACCTGTTTTCATTTTTCGATTTCCAATAGTAGAAACCGTTTGCAACGCCACACTCTGTAATTGAAGCAACCGCCACCTGTGCAAGCGGAGATATATCTTTCTCTGTGACGAAAGTGCCATATATAACCGCCGCACTCAGGCAGATTGCTACAAAATCAGATATGTAAACAAGTTTCTTGCTCGTTTCCATTTTCTTAGCCATAACGCATTACTCGATAGGTTTTCCGTCAGCGTCCAAGCCAATAGCTTCCAAGTCGGCAAGCACCAAATCTCTATAGTTTGCCGGCACCTGTTTTACCTTCTTATTCTCTTTGTTGCAAGTTCTTCTTCCTGCGATTACCAGTGCTACATACATATCTACCATATCAATCTCTCCTTTCAAAATTACGCAAATAAAAAAGACGAGTGCATCAAGCAATTTTTTTGCCATCTGCATCACGTCCGTCCGCAATAAGCATGGATAATACCTCGTCAATTACTGTTGAGGGTACTTGTTTCACGGATTTATTATCTGGGTTACAAGTTCTTTTTCCCGCCTTGACTAAGTTAAAGTATAATTCCGCCATATTGACAACCTCCTTATTCTTTCCCCTGCATTGACAACAATTCCTCATAAATGGTAGCTTGCACTTCCATTTGTGTTAAGGTTGTTTCTTGCCGTTCTTCGTACTGGTCTGCCATAGCCTCCATGATTGTTAGTACGCTTTCTTCTATGCGGTCTCCTTGTGTTGGTTTTGGTTCTGGCATGGGTTCGGGTTCGGGCGGCGTGTATTCCGAAAATGCTCCTGTTTCGGGGTCATAAATCATGCCAAGCGTAACCGTATCGTCGCAGGGAATGGCAGTCACAGGATTGCCCGATGGGTCAGGTGGATAGTAGGGTTCTGTTTCCCTGTCTTTCAGAACGTCAATCACTCTGTTTTGTAAAATCATTGCATAGTTTTTCATTTTTCCACCTCCTTACCATTCGATAATAACAATACCATCTCCGCCTTTGCCTCCCTTACCATATCTCTCGGGGTATAAACCATAACCACCGCCGCCACCACCAGCTCCGATACCGCCATCACCTCCGTCATTTGTATAATCACCATAAGAAGCTCCTTGCCCGCCATTATCATATCCAGCACCGCCGCCGCCGCCACCTTTATTACCACCTGATTTTCCACCATACGCCATAAAGTTATCTTGTCCATTTGCCCCCCCAGGGCCTCCGACTGTACCTTTATAAGTATTGGGGACTGTGCCGTTGCCAGAAATGCCCCCAGCTACTGTAACTAGTGAGCCAATGACAGTTGAACCGCCAGCCACAGCATCAGTGCCACCAACTCCAATTTTTATAGATATAGCGGTACCTGGCGTAACAGAATATGCTTTTTTAATAATTCTTTCTCCTCCTCCGCCGCCAGCAGCACCATGTCCACCGCCGCCACCACCAAAAGCAGTAACCAAAATCTTCGTCACGCCAGCCGGAACGGTAAACGTGCCATCTGATGTAAAGGTCTGCGTGCCATGTGCTTCTAACAATTTCTTTAATGTAGAAATCACCCACGCTCCAACTTCCCAACTCATGCTGTAACACCTCCGATTTTTATCGTCGAACCGCTTGTATCAATAGTTGTATTTTTCTGCATAACAAGTCCTGTGTTTCCCGTATATTTCAATACAACATTAGTTAATGTGTCAGAAGTAGCAGTAATTGTAATTACTGTTTTTCCACCATCTTTATGATTTATTGTGACTGTTATAACATTTCCGCTTTCTGAAATGTTTATATCTTCTGTGGAAAACCCCTGTAAATTCATAAATGCTGCCCTATTTAATGGCGTACCTACAACTGTAGGTTCATCAGCCATTTCGACTGTTACATACTCGCTTGTCCCATCCTCGTAGGTGATTTTTCTTCTCCCAGGATTCAATGGTACTCTGTCAATAAAATCCTTCATAAACAACCACCCCCTTATAAATCCGCAGAATTTGCGTATAACGTCTTTCCATCCGCCGTAGTAATCGTAGACTGCACGGGGTTTGCCCGCATTGTCGGCACACAGTTATACATCCCACCCGTCGGTCTGGCTGCGCTTGTGTTGTATACATGGAAATACCGTTGACATTTCGCCAACTCCTCCGCATAGTTCGGAATCTCATTCAGCACCCATTGCCCGTTTTCTTGGTGGGCGAGTGTTTGTGTACTGCCAAGTTCCAGCTTTGCCGCAATCAGTTTTACAGAATCCGTCCCCTTACCTGCGAACCCAAAAGTCAGCCTGTTAATTTTATCTGATGTTGCAGTTACAGAAAGAAGTCCATCTGATTCGTATGTAGCATTGACGTTAATATCTCCCGTTGCCTTGTTTCCGATTATCGCTCTTAAAACATCCGTCCCCTTATGCTCTTTAAACAAAACAGAAAGCGTGTATGTCCCATTTGGCAATGTATTTTCTAAATGCTGGTCTATATTCCATGAGCCGTCCATAACGATACCATCATCTTTGATTTTTAAATTCGTGTCGTACTGCCCCCACCATCTATCAATCGTATAATTAGCATTGCCAGGATACTCTGTTTTTCCCCTTTGATTCACAGGATTCCCGAAATACCAGTTATCCAACAAATTTTTGTTCACTGCATATATTTTTTTGATATTTTCATTTACCTGATTTATTTGTTCCTTTTGCTCTAATATTTGTTCATCTTGATTCACTATTCCATCCTCAATATGATTGAGCCTTTCTGCCGTTAAAACTTCTCCGTTCTGAAAATACTGCTTTTGATAAGCCATGCAATCACTCCTTATTCATATCCAATCAACATATTTCCAAGAGTGCCACTGCCGATTTTAGAAGGAAAATTTGGAACTTTTTCATATGGCAGGCAATCAATCGTATCCATTCCGCAGGTATGAATGCCGCATATCGGATACGAACCAACCATATTTTCTGTCATTGTCTTTCCGACTGCGGCAACCCGTTCCCAATCATTTACCTCCTGCCAGTTCAGATATAGGCTCTCGGGGAACACAGGCAATCCCAATCCAACTAAAAACAACTGCACCAGAGCGGTATAATTTTCCCGAATACGGTTGATTTCAGAAAGCCAAGGGATATTGATTTCCTGCCAGTCTGTATAAGTTGTTCCATTGAAACTCTCCTTATAGTTTCTGTAGGCGTGAGGGATATAGTAACCGTCTTTTTCAAGACACTGCATCAGTTCCTTATGGTTGCTCTCGATACGGTTCAAGTCCTGATAGTTCAGTGCGCCCTTATTGTTTTCCTCGTTCGCCTGAGCCGCTCTCGCCGTAACGGTGTCGGATACAGTTCGGTTAAAAATCGGTGTTATCCAAGCCATTAACTACCACCCCCAATGATATATTGGCACTCGCCCTTAATCGCGCCGTTGTAGGTCAATTTCTGCTGAACCATAGTAACAGGCGTTTCATTCGCGAAGTTGCTTGTGAAGTTGACAGAATCTCCAACGTCCAGTTCTGGATATCCTCTGTCTGGCGCACTGTAAGTGTTGCGCCGCAGAGTAACCGCTGCTACCCAGTTTGCGTATGCGATAGCGTCCGTCTGGTTGTCAATGAGCGTATTGCTAACGCCGCTCAAATCCTCGCCTACGTCACTGTATTTCTTCCTGTACTCGATTTTATTCTCCGTAAGGCTATTCCCATTGATAGTGACTGTCCCCGTCCCCTTGAGCGTTACAACGGTCTTGTAGGCGTAGAATTTCGCCGTACCGACCATCGTTAAGCCGCTGCTCAATACAATCTGTTGGTTCGTGTACGCCGAATGAGTGAATGTGTATTCATGCGCCACGTTGGACGATACCTCAGCCGCATTGACCGCCGCCGTTACCTCCGAGTTAACCTTGACGGAGTTATACTCCACAGACAGGTTGCGAAGGGGAGGTATCTTCGTTGTTGTCGGCGTATCCGTCATTTTGTCAAAGTTGATATCAAATCCTGTCGCGCTGTCATTCTCGCGCAAAATCTGAATATAACCGCCGCGGCTATGATTCATGATACAACGCCCTGCATTAGCTATCAGCTGCAAACACTCGTTCACTTTGGAGGATGGAAGGGGATTGTGCGTGTAGATTGTTTTCAACGCATTATCCAGTTCGATTGTATTCTCAAATCCCGCAAATTTCATAACATCTGTCGCAAGGTCGAACAGACTTCTTCCTGCCGCCGAATACACACCCTCGTCATAGGTCATTGTCAAATGGTCTGCCAGACCTACGCACTTTATGCTGACCTCTGCCACAATTCCAGATTTCGATACATCAAAATCGCCTGTAGAATAAGACAAGCCCCAAGGTATCCACTCGATAGAGCCGTCCGACAATTCATAGCCGTACTGATAATTGACAGGCTGTCTGCTTTCCAGATACTCCCATAAGCCAGATGGGTTTTCGGGGTCATATCTTCTTTGCGTATCAATCAGCGTAAATTCAAATTCCTGTTTTGGAATCTTGGACGAAAGCAAGTCAATCTCCTTTGTAGAAGAACAACTTGCAATATCATCCGAGCCTAATCGGCTAACCAGACCGTACACCAAGGAAAGCAATCTCGCCCTGCGGTGCGGTATATTTGAGTTCAGCCAATAGAAGGACAGTTCATTGCATAACGGAATTTGGTCTGCCATTTCCCAATATGTAGTATCAGGCGAGTAGGTTTTATCGAACACAGATACAGAATCTTTCTTTGCCAGAATCCGAAAACTGTTCGGGTAATCACCCATACTGTCATCAAACTGGAAGGTCAAACCGGGAAACTGCACATAATCGCCGAATGAAATTTTCACAAGCGGCTTTGTAGTGTATGCCCCTGCATCACCGCTGATTGTCAATCCTGCATATCCCTGATAGATGGGGTTGCTCTCCGGCGGCAGAGGGTTCTTTCCGTCCAGAATAAATCTGTTTCGCTCCAGCGTCTGATAGGTGGATGGGGCGGTTGTGCCGACATCCACGCTGTCAACATCGCTGTACGGCAAATGTCCGTTATCTGTTGGTGTACTCAAGCCGGGTGCGTCTGGGTCTGTCACGCCAAATACAATTCTCACATAAGAAGGATTGCGGAGCGTTTGCTCTGTTTCCTCTTCCCATTTTGCTGTTACTGGATACATAAAACCACCGCCTTACTTCCCTGTATCTATAAGCGAGGCTTTCAGACCTGTAAACATTTTCGGTGTGCCATTCTCGGACACCCAATATGTAGAAACGGAATAATCTCCCCAATACATTTCCCTTGTGATGAATTTCCCTTCCTTCGGGTCATAATAGGTCACTTCGCCTATGAAAGTTTCGACCAGCTGCAAAATCTTCTGCAATTCCTTTGGATAAATAACCTTCCACTCCAATGTCAATTTCACTTGGCGGCGGTTTATCTTTTGAGCTACCACAACGCCATTTGCATTTCTGCCGCTGTCAACCAACTGTTGACCTTCGTATTCTTGCACAGACGGGCAGGTAATTTCTGTGCCGTTATATTTGATTACTGCCACAAAAACCACCTACCTTTGAAATGCACCAAGACCAAAGTTTATCCCTCGTCTTGCGGATACTCTTTGCTGATTGTTATAAATAACGTCTCCATCCAGTTCAATCTTCTGGTTTAGTTCGATTGGCTGACTGCTACCGTTCGCCATTGCCTGTGACATAGCTGTCAGAACAGCATTGAAAATCGCACGTTCTATCTGGTCATTATTGGCAACAGCCGTCTTGCCGCCGATATTCCCGACCATTTCCGCGCCTGCTTCTCTTGCAAGGAACAGTTCGCCCGACCGAGGGAAACCGCCATTTGCAAACATTTCTATATTGAAACGCTGTGCCTGTTGCATAGTGTAGCCGCCAACATGGCTGTATTTCTTGCCCGTCAATTCTGCCAGTGAGTTTGCATCAGAAACCATCTGGTTCAGCATCCTTGTGACCTCATTAGAAACCTGTTGCAAGGTCTGTCTTATGGCATCAAACGTGTTGTAAATGCCGTCATAGGTTTTGTTGAGGTATTCGCTCATGCTTGTCTTGAACGTGTTCCCGAAAGTCAATGACAGTGCGTTTATCTGCGCGTAGAAGTTCCGCATTTCAGACACGATGGCATCTTTCGTTTCGCTGAATTTTGCACGAGCAATGTCCCACACTTCATTCCACTGTGAAATGTCTGGTGCTTCAACCGAAACAACAGGGGCAAGACTGCCACTTCCGCCAGATACTTTATCTACTATTTCATCAATAACACTGCCTGCACCCTTGACGGATTCTTTCATACCATCAACGATACCTGCACCCAGATAAGCCCCGACCTCTCTTTTGAACAGTTTGGAAGGGGAATGGATTTCTGCCGCGCTCTTTGTGCCGCTGAGGATTCCGCTTACAACTTCTTTCACGCCAGAAGGCACAACGGACAGCAAACCCTTCTTAATGCCCTCCCACATCCATTTACCGATTTCTTTAATCTTCCGACCCATGGATGTTACGGCATTGTATACGCCCTGTGGTATTCCTTTAAACAGGTCGATAATCATTTTGATTTTTTCTGGTATTGAAGATGAAATCCAAGTTGAGATATCATTTCCCCATGTAGGGAAGATGGAGGATATTAAAGTTGAAATTGCAGTGCCAATTTTAGATGGCAATTCAGAGAACCAACCAACAATATCACTTATAATCTGCGGTATTGTTTCCGTGAAGAAATTCTTAATTGCAGTCCATTTTTCAGAAATGGTTGTTTTGACAGCTTCCCACAATTCAGCGGTTGCCGTCTTTAATTCGTTCCACTTTTCTGGATAGTAACTTACAATTTCATCCCATGTTGTTTTGAAGAAATTTTTAATAGCGTCCCATGCTTTGACTACTGTTTCCTTAATGCCATCCCACAACTTTGCAAGAAACTCTTTTATCTCATCCCAATGCTTTATAGTCATAAAAACGGCGAATATAGCCGCCCCTATGGCAAGTGTCCAAGGACTTAATATAAATCCTGCAATCTTCGGTCCAAGACTGGCGATAGCAGTTCCTATGCCAGTAACAATCTCCGAACCCGCTATCTGTGCCGCGATTGCTTTGGCTATTGCAGCACCAAGACCAGTGAACTTCAACAACGCAATAGCGGCTATGATGGTTGATTCTATCGGCGCAACATCGACAAAGCCATTCCACGCTTCAAGCGCAGATGATATAGCTTCAAATATCAGTGTTCCGATATTGGACAGAATAGTGACAAAATCAATTTCCTTTATGAATGCTCCGATTTTTTCCCCTATCATCTTCCAATCGGTATTTTGTACGGCTTTTATCAACGTGGTTAAAATACCGTTTATCCATTTATTAGCCGTATCTGCGGCAAGGACAAAATCAAAAGAGGAGAAAAACGTGTTGATTCCAGTTGCTATTGATAGCCCGAAATTAGACCAATCAAATTTAGTGCCAAACGAATCAAGGAAATGCAATGCAGTATTCAAAGCTCCTGCTATTGTTGCTCCTAAAGCAGAAAAAGTGTCTGGCGATATTAAGCCGTTTAAAAAACTTGCCAACCCAGTTCCGAATTTGTCCGCCTTTTTATATATTGCTTCCCAGTCAATGCTACCGAGTGCATCTTGTATCTTCTGACCTAAATCAGCACCAAGGCTATAAAAATCTCCTGTTTTAAACGCTTCTTTTATTCTGTCAGCAAGACCTTTTATCTTGGAATCAATCTCGACAGTTTCAAACATATCGG